AGGATACATTTACTCACGATTTAATTTATTATTACATATTTAGTCTTTTGATTATTGTTCTATGTGTGGCTATGGACATAGCACAAGATAAATATCCTGAAAAAATAGCAGATTTAAATAATAATTTTACAGGAAGGGACGGATTCTTTGACTATTCGTTTTCATTTAAAATGACTATAGTCTTAGCACTTGCACCGTTCATGGCTTTTTTCATTCTGGATACTCTCTTCACATGGGAGCAGTTGTGGTCTTCTGGATATATGGAAAACTCTTTAGAATATATCGGATTATCTGCTGACACTTCTGTAATATGGTTATTCGAGACAGTATCTTATGCACTTAATAGCGGTTTATTCGCACTTAGGATTCAATACATCAATGAATATACTGCAAACATTCTGAAAGTAATTATCTTATTCATAATCCCCTGGGGATTATTCACATATGTAGCTCAGATTTTATCAGCGTGGTTTATATCGGTGCTTTTCATGCGCCCGCTTGTTTTAATGTATTCAGCTAAGGCTGTACAGAACATAGCAGAGCATGAAACTACAGCAGGTAAAGTGCTTGCATCAATAGGGGTTATGCAAATCACTTCCTTCCTAACTTTTGTAACTGCCTTAATTATGGTTTTAGGTCCTTTGATTTGGATTACAATTAAAATTTTCACTCAATATTTAGTCGGGGCTGGATACAAGGTTATGAAAATTTCAAGAGAAATGAACAGAATTAGAGGGAATAAACATGGCAGATAATGGACCAATGACTGTAACCAGAAACTTTAACCCTACTATTTATGGGTATCAGAAAAACCAACAGAATTTAGCTATACTCTTAGCGTTTCTGTTAATGCCTACGTTTCTTATAGGTACTTTTGTTTTAGGGCCGAACACGGCTGTTCATGTTGCAATTGGACAGGCAGTTATTGAGATATTATTTTTTATATATATTGCCAGCAGTGCGTCTAACCTTTATCATTTTGAATGTTGGTGCAGATTCCTGAAACAGATCTACAAAGGAGAAGACTACATTGAAAAACATGGAATAAATGGCCTTAAAAAAGCAAGGAATCTAACTCACATTAAAAAAATACATGACGGTAAATATATTGAATATTTCTTCACAAAAGAAAGGCCTCATAATTGGGGAGTGATGATTAAAATACACAGTTTCCAGCCAGAAGATATGGAAGTATTTGCAGAAAATATAGAAAGAATGTTCATAGGAAACGAAGACCGGACCCTAATTAAAACCTTTTTACATGTTCGATCGGATCTTACAGACTATGCAAAACCAATAAGAGAAGAACTGCACCGAAACAGAATTCCTCAAATTGTAAGAGACAGCATGTTTGAGTTTCAGTTGATGTGTGAAGAAGCGGATTCAAAGTCAGCTGAGAATCATATGCTTATCCTTCTCGATTATACTGCAAATCCTGTTAAGGCAAAAGGGAAGCTGGATATTCTTGTCAGTGGAGTTCAGGACATCTTATCTGATATGGAAATTGGAAGCGAAGTTCTTGAGACTGAAGATAAAATATTAGGCATGTTTTACGGTCATGTAACTTATGGTATTCTTCCGGGGCAGGTGGTGTAATGGCAAGATTAAGAGAACATCTATTGAGAAGCTTGAAAGGGGAAATATTAGGCATTGTAAATAAGATAGTAGACAAACATGATCAATTCACCCAGACAGAGCATGAAAGGCTCCTTATTGCGGAAGCTGCTTTCCTTGCTTGCCCATCTTCTATTCACTCAGACGATGACGGAAGGGGGCTTACATTTAATCATCAAATCAACTCACAATTATTTTATATAGCGAGTCCGGCTAAAACTGATGTGACAGAAAGCGGGATAAGAAAGACAGCAGACCCATTCGTTCTTAATAAAATACTTGATACAGTTTACAATAAAAAGATGGATTTTGCACTTACTCAGGTTCTCTATAAAATGTCTTCAGAAGAAGAGAACAAAGAGACAAACAAGGAATTTGCAAAGCTGGATCTTATAAGAGCAACTGAACTAAAATTGAAGGGTCGTTATTCACGGTGGATTGATCACCAGGGTGACGATTTAGAGAACTTCTCAAAGCAGTCTTTTGATGGGGAGCACAGACAGTTTAAGCAACTCCTTATAGCAAGGGTTGACGGGTATGATAGACAGACTGTAGAATTTAATAGCACTCATTTACAAACAATATTAAGAGGTCATGGAGTATTTACAGACGTGCCTTTTGGAGGACAATTGGAAGCCCTTCGGGCCTCTTTAGCAAGCAATGAGGTAGTAAAAAACAGTGTATCTAAAGTTATGTCTAATGTCGCAGCTTGTATGTGGCCAGGAATTAACAGGGTAAAAAGATTAGATACGGAAGGTATCTTACTAGGCTTCTCCAATCTGGGAGGAAAGGCCAATGTTCCTATTTATTGGAACCCTGAAAACCCTGCGTATAACTGCAAGCATTTAGTAATGTTCGGAGGTAGTGGGAAGGGTAAAAGTACAGCTCTTCAATATTGGCTCTGGAATGCGACTGGGGCAAATTGTAATTGGATTCTTTTTGAACCCAAAGAAGACTTAGGGACTTCTCACCTTGACATGATACAAGCATTGGAAGGCGTTCTTATTAAAATCCCAGATGTATCTTTTAACCCGTTCATGTGTTTCTATAATCCAGAAACTCAGGGGCATGAATTAAATGATAGGAAGAACGCTTTTATCAGGCATAAGGAAACACTTATTAATTTCTTTAATTTGATTATTGGGGCCGCTTTTAGTCCTGCAATGTCAGGTACTTTAAAGAGGGTGATGAGGGAGCTTTATACAGACACAGGGCTAGTTCTTAAGGATTCCACCCCTAAAAATATTGAAAAATGGACTATCGGCGAAGCATGGCCTTCATTTACAGAACTTATTATAAAGGTAGATACATGGATTGATGATCCTCTTCATAAGAAGGATAAGAGAAGTCTTGAAGCTATCAGAGGTTACCTTTCGTTATTTGAACCTGGGGAAGCCCTTAACTTCCTTGACAATCACGAAACATTCTTCCCCTCGGCTCCTAAAATGGTTATAGATGTATCTGGGATTCTCAAAAGATACCAAGACCCTATAACTGTCTTGCTTGTAGATATGATAAGTACAAGACTCAAAACTCCAGATCCAACAGCTTTCAAGAATAAGAAAAGAACTATAATAGCCTTCGATGAAGGAGCAAACCTGCTTAAAATGGCAGGTATGGCTGAATATATCCCTCAATTATTAAGGGAAGCGAGGGCTGGAAAGTGCTCTATTATCCTCGATAATCAGGACCCTGAAGGAGTAAAGGAAATACTTCCAATCTTAAAAACAAACACTGACGCTATGGTATTCTTCTGTAGCATGAATGATACTGAGATAGAAGAATTCAAAAAACATTTCTCATTTACTGAGAAAGACATAAAGGTACTTAAAGAGAAAAATAAAGACCCGAAAGAAGCCAGACAAATATACTTCGTAAAACATGGTTTAAAACTGCCAGTTTTAGTCAAGTTAAGCAATACTCAGAAGAGAGTAATTTTCAATGAAGACATCTCAGAACAAGTATCAGGAGAGATGTATTCACAGGCAAATTATACACTTGAAGAAGGGCTGGAATTTATCAGAGATGAGGAAGGCGTTATGTCAGGGGACTGGATCTCAGAGATGGAAGATACAGAAATTCAAGGATTTAAGAGGGTTGGGAAGTTCTGGCCCCCATCTGACGACCTCTCAAGAGTCATGTGGTTGGATGAATCTAGATTCACAAAAGAAGTAATAGACGGCACTGCTTTAATTGGCGGCGAATCTGCTGACCATTGGATAACAAATGCTCTAATAGCCGGGGAACTCATAAGAGTTGGTTGCACTGATGTAATAATTCATCATTACGGTGGACAGGGGACTGATGATGCAGATGTTACCTGCGTTACTCCGGAAGGAAAGAAACTCTGGATTGAATATGCTCACCCTGGGAGTAGGAGTATCAAAGAGCTAGAACAACAGAAAAACCATCAGATGCGCTTCTGTGATACCTGGATGTGTGTATGCCAAAAAGAAAATGAAATTGACGTAAAACAGGCAGTAGGTAGGGATTTCTATGTATTGAGAGGGTCTGAGTTTAGGAAGCTTGTAGAGAACATCAGAATTTCAAAATACAAGAATATCAACACAACTTCTGGAGCAAAGGAAGCTCTAGAAGCTTAATTTTTTTTTGGTACATGTGCGAAAGGTGAGTTAATTTATGAATACATCTCAGAAAGTTGTTTCGTTTTTATCTGCTGATCATTGTTCCAAGGTTGCTGATGGTTGGTTGGTAGAGTTGGGGGCCGGATGCGTGGAGAGCGGGCGGTACGGGTCTTGCTCAGGCGGTGTAGATGTTGGGTGTTCCAGACATTCAACCATGTCAACTAGTGAAAATGTTTATATTGTGACTTGTCCCTATATTACTCAAATGCCAAAACGTGTAGTAAAATATGACGATTCAAAAGCTGTAGATGAATTTTATGCGCTTGGACTGGATACGTGGTTGGAAATAGATAATCATATGATAGATGAGAATAGAATCGGAGTAGGCACAGATTACAGCTTAATGGATGTCAGGGTTTACATACAAATCGGAAAAGAAGGACGAACTGAAAACTGTGATAACAAATATATTTTATTTTATAGAAATGATTGGATCGAATTAAGACGGTCAAGAGGGCCTGAAAAATTCCAACCGGTAGTAGTTGATGAATACGGTGTTATCTGGACCGGAAAAAAATATCATAATTGCAAATTTAGGGTATTTATAAAGAGGGAATCGAACGAATGAACCCAATATACATATTAGGTACGGTTTTTACTATCCTGATAGGGGGATTTTTTATAATGTCAGATACTTCTTCTGCAGATTCTGGACTTACCGAACGAATATCATCAGTTGATACTGCTGTTAAAAACATGATTGATGGAAATATTAAGCCAGGGCAAGTAGAAGAATTGATCTTTGAAGAAAAGTTTTTTGCAAAAAAAAGAGCGGTTACGGATAGCACTGGGCAGGAACTTAAGTATATAGAGTTCCTTGATAGTGCTTCTGATGTTGTGGATGCTTACAAATGTGAAGAAGATTATAAGAGTCTTTATAAAATAATGAAAGAAAAGAAAAATACAATTTAATTAATTTCTCTTTTTTTATCACCTATATGCCCATTCGTTCCACTCATGGTCATTATACTTTCACCCTATCATCTCTGTACTTCTTCACCCACTTCAGAAACCCCTTCCTAGATACCTGTCCTGTCTTGCAATGTGCTTCAACTCTTGTACAATCCTTCTTGAATGGACTCTCATAACAATCATTACATTCATAGTGATCTCCAAGATTATGACATGGAGTAGTTTTTCCGCATATCGCACATGTATGAAGTGGTAACATTCGACTCATTATTTATTCCTCCATTTTTCTTAGCATATCTATAACTTCTTCCTTATATTTCGCCATCAACCTCTTTAACTCTCCAATCTCCTTTTCTCGGATTTCATCTTCCGTCAACCGCTTCTCCTTCCACCAAAGAACGGTCCTACCAAGTTTTTTATTCTTGACAGACCATCCCTTGATATCCATTTTTTGCAGCTCTCGGAGGGCGTTTTTTGCGGTGTTTAGACTGCATCCTCTGAGGGCTGCTATTTCAGAAGCAGATTGTTTTTGTGTTTCTGAGAGAAATGGAATGAAAGAGGAAGGTTCAAATGTTGTGTTGGGGGCCATTACAAACCACGTCCGCGAATTTTATTTTGGTGGGATCTTGCATCACGTTTCAGTATCAAAATCACCTTATATACCGCTTTGAAAGTTTCACATATGCTCCATGAAATGCTTGCAACCTTCCACAAAAATTCCCCTGAGAACAGTCACCGTATGTTAATTCTAATCCTCTGAATGGTTCTATGTATATGATATTCCCATCTCGTTTTTTCATCATTCCTAATATAATATCATCTTTATAATTCCCATTTACCCAATATTTTATATTTGTTGGGTCGTTGGAATTTTTATACTCATTTTCGTACAGATCACTCCAATATTCTGTACTCTTCATTGAGGATCTATATCCATTACGTATTAGCATATAAATCCCATATTCTTCAAATAAATATTTATAAATTGGAAATCCAATGATTATCTCATCTTTGGTTATTACAATTTGTTTATGCGTATCTTTTTCCCAAGTGACCATCTCATATTCAACTGACTGTATATCCAACGATATAGGATCGACATTTATTCTTACAGGGATTGCATGGGTTTTTAGGAACTTTCCTAATTTCTCAGGCTCAAATCCCATTTTTTCAAGATACCCCATAATATCGGGAGCTTTAATTGATTCGAGTTTCTCAATATATATTTCTATATATTGTTTGCATTCTTTATATGTTCCCTCACATAACTCAATTGTTTTATTGAGGGACACGATACATATCCCATTTATACATTCTATATATAGCGTGGGAACCCCACGCAGTTTCATGTCTACAATTGACGTTTTTATATTGTCGTACCTGATTGTTTTACCATAGTTGTTTATGTTCCTCTTACGATTTAATGTATTATAGAAAAAATCTTCCCTCCTTTCTAATTTTTTCATTGCTCTTTGTTTTTCATTCTCAGTTGTCTTTTTTGAAGTAAGCACTCCAAATATATTTCTAATATCCACTCATCTCACCACCGTAATTAGTTGGGAGTACTCTCTATATTCATGGTTCCCATTTTCATGGGATCTCCACGCAGAGTCAAATTCAAGGACTCTATCTAGATCTTCCTCCGATAGAACATCATTTGGAATCTTAATTTGGAAAAAAATTCCACAAGATTCACATATGTGTTCAAATACTTTCATAAATCTACCATTTTCATCTTTTTCAAGATATTTTCTCATATTTTGTTCACCAATCCTATCTTTTATCTCAGGGCATCCCGCCCTTCGACAATATACTATACACACTCTTTCTATATAACACTTTGCTTTTGATGTCAATATCAAAGTACTAAGAAGAAAGATCATTAAACTAAAATATCTTAAATTACCCCCACTTTCTCAACACTTCGGCCCATGAAAGAGACTGAGCGGATTTCAAGGATTTCTCGGCTTGGCGCAAAAAAGAAACATAATCATTAGGGGAATGCTCGGTTCTCATCATTTCTTGGTGATAGGCTTCCTCTTGGGAATCGTCTTCTTCTGGATCGGGGGCTTCTTCGAGGTCGCGGATTTGAGAGAGGGGGAGTTTCATAATACATCTCCAAAAATGTAATCGGTTGAATTTGTTATTAATTAATCCCTATTTATTATTATGAAATTGAAATCTGCCTACTTTCATTTTATCACTTTCCTTACAACCCATAAAACAGTCAAGCTCCCTACAATTAAGCCAACCAAAAAGAGGGATGCTATTTTGGAGAATGGATTATTCATTTTCTCAACTTCCTAAATAAATACTCATTAATATCTTCTTCTCGCGTAACTCCCTCATTTACAAGTCTAACCTTCTCTCCAAAGAAATATCCTTTGTATATACCTCCTTCAAAGATGGGAACACACAACGCAGTAATACACAAATGAGATCCAATAATACAAAATTTGCTTATATTTGAAGATATTTGTCCGGTCACAGGATCAAAAACATATGATACTTTTCTCGTTTCAATGTAGTTATTATATGCCGATTCTACAGTTTTTTCGATGTTTGAAGCTCGATTATTCATTTTCTCAATCCTCTATATCCAAGTCGCACGCCTTTATAATACAAATATTTTAGATGTCTCTTTGTAGATTTTGAGATAATCATTTATTTCTCCTGCATAATCTTTTCAATTCCGTTTCAGTCCAGATTTTTTGTATCCATGCCATTTTATATCTCATCCTGAAGTCCTAAAAAAATACATAAATCAACTGCGACCTGGTATCGTCCCTTCTCTTCTCCATTTGAACTCATGTGAATTCCATTATGGGAACTTAGATAGTGGGGGGCAACTAGATAGTCCTGTAAGTATTTTTGTTCACGTTCTTTAGCCCATGCTTTAATTTCTTCTAAGGTTTTTTCAGTCATCTTTTATTCCTCGCGGTGTTCATAATAATCAGCAATCGCCTTTGATTGCTCAATTTCACTTTGTCTTTGATATCCATCAGAATCATCACATTCTTGAGAATTCTTGCATGTAGCACAGTCTCCATTGCACATTTTAAATCACCATCTCAAACACAGGACACTCTAAACAATCATCTCCATGTCTAGGATCACACTGAGCATTCCTGTATTTCGCACAGTTCCTAAAACTCTGTTCTTTGTCTTCTATCATTTCAGCCAATTCCTTAGAAAGCCCAGCTAGTTCTTTGAAGTTTTCAGCAGTAGGCTCAAGATAAGTTATTTTATTGGCTAGTTTATTCCATTTCTCAAAGAGTTCTTGGTATTCGTTTGTTTCCTGTATCATTTTCTCATCTTCTCCCTTAGATCTTCTCTTTCAACTTTCTCTTTCCATTCTTCAAGTGACATGCCTGATTTTTTGAACTCTAAAAGATCTCTACAATAATCACAGCATTGATTAAACGTGTCTTTAATACTTATAGTGTCACCGCATTGCTGTCCTGTTATATCACAAACAATCATTTTCATAACTTTATAGTGTTTTGGCATTGTTTTTATTCCTCCAATGAATGAATTGCACTCGCAAGATTCTCTCCTGCATCCCAAAGAGGCTTCATAGTTCTTTCATATTCTAAATTCTGTTCACGCTTCCAATCTTCTACAGGAGCGTTAAACTTTCCTAAGAAATAATTTATCGCGGTCTCTTCTTCAGTTTCAAGCTGTTCCAAGAGCTTTTCCAGGCTTGCTTTAAGTTCTGCTTTGTTCATGATTTATTTACCTCCTGCAAAATTCAATCTCTTCAATTACAGCATTCTTTGAAGGCATCCCTGTAACATCAATCATCCAGCTATCTCCTTCACCTTCTAGCATTTCTTCAAGCTTCTTATCTGGGACAATGATGTAGATTCGGTTGCGGTCTTGTATGAGCTTTGCCCCTTCTATTGATTTTATTGCGGCTCTTGCTTCTCGTAATGTAACCATAATTTATTCCTCCTTATTCCCAAGTTGAATCGCTATCAGTTCACTATACTTCGTAGGTTTAGGACATTTCTCCAATGGAACTGCATAACTTTCATAATAATTATACACGCCTCTTGATTTGAGCACATGTTCTATTTTATATCCAATTTCACATCTTTCATGCCCTTCTGTGTGTAGGGCTTTACATCCATTACATGTTTTATTCATGTCTTTTGTCTCCATCTTTTCTCAGCGCATCTTTCCCGCGCTTTTCAGTGAATAGTAATACGTTTCAAAGTACTTAAATGTTACTAATAGTAACGTATTAGTTACCAATAGTAACAACCTTTAAATATGATTAATGCGTATAGGTATCTATGCCACTAAAACAGATTAGGATAAATGAATACACAGTGGAAGACCTCAGAAGAAGAGGAGAACAATTTGGCAACCCTGCGGATGATGTTATTATAAGACTCATCCTCGCAGAAAATGATAAACTCTATTCTGAAAATGAGAAGCTGTATGTTAAAATAGAAAAGTTGGAATGCGAGAAGAGTATGCTTATAAAAGAGATTTCAGAATTCAGGAAAACATTGGAGAATTATATTGGAATTAAGCGAGATTAACAGGAGAAATAAAACATGTCAACAATAGATGAAAAGATGATCCAAAAGGGGATAGATATCCTCACAAAAAAAGGAGCGCTTGCAACATTCAAGATCATAGGATGCACAGATTTTAAGGCAGTGTATCTATGCGATATATGCTCATACAAATTTGACGATGAGAACTGTAAGAAAGAAAACTGTAAGAAACTGTATGTGAAGGAGGACTAAACCATGATAATAATGCGTGACGATGATACAAACTATGAAGAAATTGTAAAAAAACACGGAGGGCGGCTACTTGTGATAGAGCCTCCTAAGAATAAAGGTGAACTCCAATATGGAAATATTCTCTTTAAAACAGGTGATCTCGTAAGGACTAACTATCCTTGGTATATCACTTTACCCGTTCAGCAGGGAATAATAAAAGGATTCTCTGAATTTCACTACAATGGAGAATGTGTTCCGGCTGTAGAAATTGAACTACCTGACGGAGAGATCTACAAGACACCTCCTAGTAACATTGAGAAAGTTGATGATAGTTGGTTGGATTTGTGTTAATTGAGAACTAAACCATGAACTCTCAAACATATACAAAACAAGAAGGAAACACACTAAAAACTCTCGTTGTCTACAAAGACCATGCTACTCTCGATATAATAAAAGATGGTGAATTGCAGAATGTAATAATTTACAACGAAGAGAGCGCTAGGGTTTATGGATATCATTCTCTTGATGAATGTATTCAGGAGAAAATAAAGAGCATGGAGTGAATAAAACAATGTCAGACGTAAGAGTCACCATAATTCCATTATCCAGAAAAGCATGTGATAAAATTGAATGTAAAGATTGTGAAATTGCAATAGGAAATGACGAAGAATCAATATGTTTCCACGGTGGGAAGCTTGCTAAATATTATGGAACGTTGAAGGAGGACTAAACCAATGAAACCAAAAACTAAACTCATATTCTACTCTGCAAGCATTGTATCTTTAATCTACGGATTACTTGCTTGGAATTATGTCTGCATGGGTGCAGGGATCGTTTCTCTCGCAGTCGCGGAATGGGATTAAATGGGGGGAATAAAACAATGTCAGATAGTTTCCTTACAGACACTTTCGTGATAATAAATCTTACCTCAAAATATGTAATATGCCCAACATGCAATGCGACAAGCGAATACAGTCAACATTTATTAAGTGAGATGGATGGGCATTATGGAAGTTGTTGGTCTTGTGGTCAGAAATTTAAATTCCAGAAGGAGATTTGAACATGCTTAAGAAACTAGAATTTTACTACAATGAAGACAACGAAAAAATAGACATCTCAGATGAAAAAATATACTGGGATACAATAGAGAATGTGTTCAGACATAAGTTTGATTGCAAAGATTGTGGTAAACATCTAGGGTGCCATTGTTTCGGGCATTTATATAGTATAATCGAGGCAATTGAATGTGGATATCAATGTAACAAGTGTTTCATATTAGACACTTGGAATGATGAAGAAGAATATGCGATTGATGTTGCAGAAGACGTTGATAAACTCCATCCTGAACAGGGAGATTTTAAAAAACGTGTAGAAATAATGCAGTATTTAAGGAATCAAGATGGGAATTTTGAGACTACTGAGATATCAGAGAAATGTGAAGAAATCGCAGATATGATATATGGGGAACTGTTAAAGGAATTGAAATCCCTTCCTGATGATGATTTTAAATTTATAGGATATAACGGTGACTATGATAGCTATGATGGATATTCTTGTGAACTGTAAGGTGGTATAAATGACAGATGAAGCTTACAATTCCACCTGCAAACATTTTAACGCATTGATCGGCCAGTGCATCCACAAAAAGAATAAGTGGAAAGCTTGCAGAGAAAAGAATTGTCCGAAGGAGCAGGATAAGTAATTTCCCAAAAACGGCAACCCTCTTGTGTGAGAAAAGAGTTGCCAGAAAGTCACCGCAAAAAAACAGAATGGAAAGGTGACTTATAAAAGGAGTTAAAAATATATAAATGTTATGGGGTGAAACAATTGGAAATCGAAAATAATATAATAACATTCAAATCAATTCCTACTTTCTTTCTAAAAGAGAAAAGTGGAATCAAAAACAATACCGTGAGGATCTTAACTGAAAAAGAATATTCTCAAATAGAACGATTATTTGAAACAAATTATCCATTTCCGACATTCATTGGGATTAAAGAATCAGACTCAGGAGAGGTATTCTACAGGGAAATTCTGGATTTCAGCGATTTTGTGAACAAGGATTCTATCATAGGTATTTTTACATGGTGTCTCTCGAAACCCACCTGCTGTTCTAAATGTGGAAAGCCTGTAACTCCTGATATTCAGATAGAATATTCAAAAGATGTATATGGAAAACCGATTTGTATGTGTTGTGAGGAATAAAGGAGATAATAAATTAGGGAGTAACTATGGAACTAAAAGAAATCAGAGACGGTTTATTCAAAGACGAAAACGACATCATAATGAAATCAGATAACTTCTGGAAATTCCCTAAAAACGTTTTAGCTCAATTTCAACGTTTAGATAAACATATCCATGAAGTTGTAGACTCAAAAGAAGAAATCCTACATTACAAAGGAGACGAATATCAAGGAATCCATATGGTCAATAAATGCCGCATTGATGCACATTATCAGAAGCATCTGATTGACTATATAAAAGAACAGGGAGAAGCCAGATTCTTTTTTGTTTGTTGGGATGGTTTCTTACTTGCGGAAGTCGATGATTCATTTTATGCGGTTGCTCCGTTTATTCCAGAGGAAGAATGAACGGCAAAAATCACGAAGCCATTAACAAATATGCCCTCTTCCCGGCAATCTTCTTTTTAGGCTATCATCATGTGGATATACTATTTGCTCTCCTATTCATTGCAAAGTGGATCTGGAATTCGTATTATTTTACCCCCGACAGTGATACGCATTCTAGGGCTACAAAGAGACTAGGGATATTTGGATGGATAATCGACAAGATTTTTGGTCATAGGAAAACCCTGCATAACCCTTTCTTTTGGATTATCCTCTTTGGAGTGGAGTATTATTTCTTTGGAAGTTGGGTTCTTGGTGGAGTAGTTCCAGTGGCTTCTCATTTGGTCACAGATTCGTTTTAATCCAAGTGGTCTGAGCAATTACATTAACTTTCTTTTTTTACGCGATAAACGAATTTTAAAAAAGGCGTGAATAATAATCAAGTTGTCAAGTAATTCTTTACTACTCACTAAATTTAATTTTTATCTATTTTTTAATTTTCCTTATTATATCTTTTTAACTTCTTTTCAATCATGGCGTCACTTACTGAGGGGTCTAACCCTCCTCCTTCTCATTATATTACAGAACCTCTGCGTTCTTTCACTCCTGAAAAATTAGACAATGGCGACCTCCGCATGGCTATAGCCTGCGCTGGTCAACATGCCTATTCATTGTGGGGAGACGAAGCCACTCTTACAGAAGAATTTCTTTCCCGCGATTACAAAACATGGGAAGGCGGGCTTGTCTCTATCAATCATGAAAATAACCACGATTGGGTACGGGCTACTATCCATGATATTGAATATGATGCTAAAAAGAAATTAGTGATTTGCTCTTTTTCTGGAATTCCTGAGTGGTTATCTGCTCTCATTTATTCAGACGACTACATGGGACTTTCTCAAGAATGTATCCCGATTGAATTCCGCAAAAATTCTTACGATGTTATCAAGGGCTACGGCACAGGCGTAACTGTTGTTACATCTCCTTATAATCCGGCAGCTTCGCCTGAAATGGGCGTAGGGATTCGTCCTGAATTGGCTGCCATTTTACAATCAAAATATCCTACTAATGAGGATAATATCATGACAAACAACAACGGAGGCGGCGGGGCCGTCATAAGTATGGAGACGTATGAAAAAGTCGTCTCTGAAAAGGATGAGATCAGGAGTCAGTTAAAGACTCTTGAAACAGATAACAAGAATCTAGGTGATGAACTTGCGTCCTGGAAAACAAAATACACAGAACTTGAATCAGGCGAGTCTAAGAGGGTTGAAATTGCCGTTTCTCAAGCAAGAGCAACCTGGGAAGCTGATCTCAAGAGTAAAGCAGAAAGAGAAGGAGCAGTCACAGAACTTAACTCAGTAATGAGTAAGGATGCTGTCGAATCCTATCTTTCTACGAATCCGACTATTGAGCAAATTAAGAGTATTACTGCAATCATGAAAGTTTCTGCCTCGAAGGGTGTAGGCAGTTCACAATCACAGAATACCGATAATGGTGAATCATACGAGTCCATGAACTCCAGATGGAACGCGATGCTCGGGAGGGATTGAACATGGCAACTTCTACAATTAGCGGAGATTACGGGCAGGTAAAACAGATCCCAGTAATTCTCAAAGAAGGCAATATTACTGTCAATTCCTCAGCATACGGACCCTTTGGAAAACAGACAGTATGCACGCTAGCAACTGAAATCTGCCAAGGCGATTTCGTAGCACTTTCCGATGACACAGGAAACACTTTCGACGCGACTGATGGGCTTCCAGTAGTTACTGCCCTCTCAAATGGTAAAGACTTCTGTCTAGGGCGTATACACGACGAACCAAAATGGGTGAGACAACCATCAGCAAATCAGACAACTTGGGCTGATATGCTCACAGGTAAATACTATAGAATTGCGACAGTTGAAGTGTTCCCGATGTCAATATTCAAGGCAACCATAAAATGCGCAAATGCAGCCGCCATCACTCCAGGCACTACTGGAAAACTCGACATCGACGCAAGCGAAAGTACAGCCGCTCACGGTCTAGTAGTTGTCGATGTTGCAAGTGAAGGATCTTCTGATATGATTCCACTTCATGCAGTAGCTAAGGCAGCGTCTGGTGAATACTCGCTTCTGATTGCTTTCAAAGGGTTTGGAACGGTGACGACTTAAGGAGGTATCAAGATGAGCGTATCAGCACCTAATGAAGAATTTCTTACTAAGCGGTTCATCATTCCAAAAATGTACGAAATTATGAACCCACTGCTTGCATGGACTGACATATTCCCGCAGGTTAAGTCCACTGCTCCAGTAGTTGCCTACAAACAGGAATCCACGAGCGATTCTGGCGACGCCAAAAAAGAAAAACCGAAACTTCTGACTACATCTGGTCAGTGGACCTATGTGGAAATCTCACAGTTCACCCAGAAAGCAGCTAACCTTAACAAACGCGGTTTCGCTATCAAGATAGACCAGGACGCTCTTGATTATGTTGAAGGAGTGGACGAAATTCAGAGAGCTTTCAGGAAAACGGGTTACTGGATTGCTGAGGACTACAACGACAGGATATCTGCAGAAATAAATGCAAATGGGACTGATCTCTCTACTTCATGGGGTCCAACTTACACATGGGATAACGCAAACGCCACGCCAATTGCCGACATCGAAGATCTTGAAGACTGTTTTATCCGGGAAGGCTACCCATACAGGCTTACAGATCTTTTTATCCACAAAACTAATTACAAGGAATTAAGGAAGTATCTTACCAGCATAGATATTAATGAATGGAAACAGCAGAACCTCTACGGCAATCCATCTGGGCGTGCGGATCTCCTTAATATTCCAGTTGCAGGGGTCACTGTTCATAGACTTCTTTCAGGAATCTCCGAGGGCTCAATCATCGCACTTGACAAGAATAACCCAGGTATGACCATTTTCTACAACAGTTCTCCCAGGTACTCTGTGATGAATGAGTCATATACTACCATTCAGAACGGGCAGAAAGTGAGTAAGAGCCTGTCTTATGGTTTCAACTTTAACAAGTATTTCGATAACGAAACTCATGAGACTATCATCCAGCTATGGTATGATAATGCTCCTGTCACAATTGAACCATATGCAATCGCAAGAGACACCGGGGTATAATCCCCTTTTCTTTTTGGACTTCCTGAGTACATAATATCAAGGAGATTTTTATATGACATATGTAGCACCCGGAACAACCGGATTTGCAGCGCGTGGAGGATCACTCGCTAAGAAAATCACTTCTGAACTTGCTCTTATTGATACAGAACTTGATAGTCTTGTGGCTACAGATGCAGCAGGGCTCAAAATAGTAAAAGGAACGCTTACTGCAGGAGCGGCAAATGCTTTCGCGCTCGCTTGGCAAAATCCAGAATCCTCAAAAATATTAGTAACTAGGGTAATGCTTAGAATCGAGACCGCCGGAGGGACGGCGACATCAGTAATTGATGTTGGCCCCGGAGCATCGGCAACAACCCATAGTGATACACTTATTGACGGTCTTGATATTAATCAGACCGGTATTTTTGATAACATCACTAACAAAGGCAGTAATGGGCTAGCTATAGGTTGCGTTCTCGATGAAAAGGACGGGACAACTGACTATATTACAGGTCAGATTTTGACAGAGGCTGCAAGTGCACTTGTAGGGAAATATTATATTTTCTATACAGTTGTATGAGGGGATTAAATGTACTCTCCTCTTTCTTTTGATTCTGTTGAACTTTTCTCTACCCAGGCTCTCACTGTATCCGGAGGCGCAACGCCCTCGGCGACATCTTCAAGGCTTGCAGTTGAAAGAATGTCAAAATTGCAGATATCGGTGAAAAATACAGGCACGTCAACAAATGTGACTGTTTCAATTTATGCGGTTAATGCAGCTACCGGAGGTATCTCTTATGTCCTCAGACCGTTCACACTCGGCGCAGGAGGTTCAGCAGGCTGCTACATTGAGAAAGACGCAATCCCTAAATATATTTACGCAGTAGCGACTAACACAGATGCAGTGAATACTGCGGAAATTACCGTTTCGGTCGACAGGTGGCGTTGAATGAAGTTGAAAACTCCATCTGCTCCTTTTTCACCTGTTTTTGTTGTGGGGGAATCGATATCAATAGATACAGAGGGTAAAGTTTTAGTTCTCCCGACTGGAAACCCTACGATTCTTCCTTCATTCAATGAATACACCCTCAATAGCAACAGGCTTACAGTCACAGAAAGTCCTTTCGGTGGTTTAAAAGGTTCTGGATCTCCTGATTATGCGCCGGGTACTCTTTTTTGTCAGACAGATGGAGTATATCTGACTGATTTGTCAGGGACAAATTCCACGAAAACATTAACGGCGGGCAAGTTAAAAGAGTTATCACTTTTGACAGTTGATACTGATGCTCATACGATTACCGAGGAATTTATAGTTGAAAATACGGCTGAGAGTAATAATCCTACGGTTATAGATAGCGGCGACAGTGCGGTTGGATGGGGTGGAATAATCGGCAAGAATCATTCAATTTCCTCGGATGGAACAAAAATCACCGTGGCAGGCACTACAGATGAAGCTGGCCAATTTGCAGTATCAAAAACGATATCAATTGACATGTCTAATAAATATTTTTACATGGCTGGAATTTCAGACCCAGTTGGCGGTAGGGTATATCTATCAATTGGTACTGATGAGAGTAATAGGGTATCAAAAACAAATTGTGTAATCAGTCCTAACGTCCCGTCATTTGTAATATGTGCTGCGAAGTCGACAACATTGGCAAACCCTGGAGGTGGCAATACTGAGCTAGCTGGCCCCACGTTTATTGCCGGGACGGTGAACTGGTCGAATGTTACGCACATCCGAGTGGGTATTACTGGTAGAGCACCATTTTCATCGGTTACGTTTAGTATGTATGGAGTCGCAGTAGACTCCGCAAAATCAGCATACATAGAATTACAAACCCCAAACAACCTCGCCGCAACCTCAACAATCGTTCAATGTTGGGGAGGCAGCGCATACGCAGAATGTCGCAGAGATTCCCTCGATGGTGCATACTCAAATATTTCAAGTACTCCTGCAAACATGAAAATGTTAGACGGTACAAAATTTGATGATGTCTATGGATCTGGATTAGGCAGAGCTTATTTCCCTAAAGGCATATCAGGAGACACAAAAGCCGGAAGTTCAGGAAATATAACTTACAGCGCGAATAAAGGCACTCGCAACAGGATAGGTTTTAGAATTGATTTGCCGCCTTCTGATGGAGGGAGAACTAATTTTAATAAGGTTCGGCTGAAAGTGATTACTTATTATGACGATATAAACGGAGTTCTGAAAGTCGTTCCAGACATCTCACAGACAGGAAATACACTGTCTGTTTCAGGGTGTTCTATATCAGATGACGGGTTGGGTAACAAAAACTCGGCACTCGTATTCGACGGCATTTCAAGTTCCGCCATAATAAATAACAAGCAAACCTCTCTAGGCTCACAATGCACTATAATAGTACGTGCAAAGTGTGACAGTTCAGGAGGGGACACTGGAAAACATATAATAGACATTAGAAATACAACCCCCTCAAAATCAACAATTGCGTTTAGGTCGGGGAACTCTGACATTCAAATAAGAGATGATAATGGAGTAGTACCGTCTGCAATGCCAGCCATGACATACACATCAGGCGAATGGCGCGATTACGGAGTAGTTGCAACGGGCACGAATATAATTGCATATAAAAATGGGGTACAGGTAGATTCTAAGGTATGGACCGGAAGTTTTGTAAATTTAAATGGATGGTATATATCGAGAACGACTAATCCTACAAATTTATTTAAGGGGTTGATCTCAGAAGTTTGGATTTACAACAGATCGTTGTCACCTGTAGAAATGACGGCGATAACAAACAATCAGCCCGTAAGCACCACCGGGCTGATCTGTCACCTGAAACCAATTGCTCAAAACATGGGCGCAACCACATATGAATTCTCAAACTCCACAAACGCCTCATACGGTCTCCAAAATCAAATCAAACCGTGGATTGCTCTCTATGATCCCGCAACCTCAGAAATTGATTTTTATTTATTCACGCACAGACCAAGAAACCTCTCCTTCAAACGAAACGAAAGCGGGCAGATCCACGAACTAACACTATATCCAGGTAATGGATTACTCTATCACGGACAAATCCACTACTCGGATCTCACTCGCGATACTGATTCTAATGATATCCCAGATTGCCTAGAGGCATCACTAGAAGGTTCTCTCTCGAAATTCTTACAATCCTACGGAATGGTGATCTAATGGCTGAAATCTCCCTCCGACGAAAAAAAATACCACATATCCCGGATAACTCATCAAATATCGTTGTACTGTTTGAAGACATCGCAAACCCACTTACCGATGAAAATGGAAACATAAAACTCACATCTGAATTAGGTGATGACGGCAACCCTCTCCCGGAATACCCTGAAATCCCCGTGAGTATTCAGATTCCCGAGAATACCTCAATTGACATATCCGACACGGTAGCTCTGAAAAGCCTCATTGAATCTCTCATGAGTGAGGCGGTTACACGAGGATCTCAGCAAGCCCAGGAACGAGCGAATAAACTTGAATTGAGATCCGTATTGAAACCGCTGATTGCTGAGTATGTTGAGAAATCACCTGATGAGGTATTTGCTGGGCAGGTTGAGGGTGTGACTGAGTATTTGAAAAAGATTGTAATGGAGTGAGAGAGTAGTGAGATTTTTATTTAGGGTTGTATTTTTTTTGATGTTGGTTGGGGTGTTATGTGGTTGTGCGAGTGCAGACGCTTATGCAACATACGATCCAGATGGATGGGGGGGCGAACCATACTTAAGATTATATGGGGGAGAAATGAACGCATCGTATTTAGCGACCCATATAAAACACGTTGATAATAGTACATATATGGCCGAACATGACGTCTTCATCCCATACGAAGACGGGTATATGTTCAACAATATTCGCAGAATTCAATATAATACTGGATGGTACAATCACTCAGATAAAACAACGTATTACCAGAGGGCAGATGGGTCACTTACACTTAGTACCGAACATGATCTAGGTCCATTCAACTTTTCAAATTCGACTATCAAATGTGTTTATCCCACTCGGGTTAGTTTTGCATCTGCTATCAAACCCGGAATTAACATCACAAACTCAAGATTCAACGATATTAAATATTTTGGAGTATATTCTCTCCCATACCACAATGTTAAAAATTTTGAAATGTCTAATGTTATATTTTTAAATGGGGACATGGGTCCAAAAATAGAAGGCACTGTTGGGATGGTTGGGGGAATATTACATGATATCCATTTTCAGGACATGGAAGGGCGTTTTCTGGAAATTGGCAATGCGACAAACACGGTCATCTACAATATCACAGCTGAGGGAGCAATACCTGACAACGTGGATGCAACTACTGGAGTGTATTTTGCAGGCGCAGTTACGTCAGGGTTGTATGAAACTAATACAGGGGGGCACGATAATCAAGCGTGGAACATCTCACTTAACGGTACGGGGAGATCTGGGTTTGCCTTGTCTGGGCATGAATATAACTTCACCGGTTGTGACATCGAAGTTAATTATTCAGGGCACAATGGGATTGATCTGCACAGTGGATTTAACGTAACTCTCACAAATGTTATAATTAGACATTCACTGATGGAAAATTTTATGATTACAGGTCCTGTGGAGTGCGTTTCAAATATCCACACTAGAACATATCCAACTGGAAGAAATATTACTGTACCAAGCCATGATATATATATTTATAACTTATATACTGAAAACGCAACCGGTTCGGACTTATCATGGAACAATTTTGTCAACGTGTGGCTAGAAAACGCGATAACCTACAACTCTAAAAAGTTTGGGAATATAAACAAAGGAGAAAATCTTACAATTATAAACGCATCGGGGTCAACTGTTAATGATCCATATGCGTTTGCCCTTGGTGCGACATCGGTAGGGGTGGATGGATATTTAAATGACACTAAATTAATTGACTGTAATTTTTCCGGTGATGGATATGATCCAGCAGCGTATTTAGTGTGGGCCCTTAACACATCGATAATCAATAGTTATTTCGAAGGCGGGGTAATATTACACCCAGACAACCAAAACGATTATACGGAATATTATTATCCGAATATAGTAATTAACGATATAAGTGGTAATCCAGTAGATAACGCGGTGTTAACAACAAATACTACTGCTAGAAATGGGTACGGGGTAGTGCAGGAGAGGTTTGTAACAGATAAAAATGGGAGATTATACGATTCTGGCAACAGATCTAATTGGATGGCTATACCTAACATGTTTAAAAACACAACGTCTGAAACTACTTATATATCAGAAATCACGGCAACAAAATCGGGGCAATCCGATTATAAAATATTTGATCCAGATAATACATGGTATTCCCCCAATCCTGCCATTCTTTCGGGCCCAGAAATTATACTTACTCTAAATATCGAAGAAGAGACAATGCCATCTACTCTTGCTCAAATATACTGGTGGCTAAGATCCTTCCTGTGGTGGTAACATGATAGAAATTAACGCACAACCCAACACCGAAACTAAATTCTGGATGGAGTTAATTTCTTCATCTACCTATGCAGAATATAAATCGGTAATAACAAATCTACATATTTTAGGGAGTGTGAATGGAGGCACTCCCGCGGAAATCACTGGAGCCACTGCTGTTTTCAATTCAACAATGGATATGTACCTTGTTACAATTCCCGGTACTTCCATACCTGCATCAGGCTCAATCCTCGCAGGAATAGTAACTGGTACAGATATTATCGACGGGAAATTCAGGATATATGTTTCGGATATCGACGGCGACATAAATACAATCGCCGCAAACGTTTCCGCAATAAAATCAAATACCGACAACTTAACTCTCCTTGACATCGAATCGGTAGTAAGGACTGCACTCGAAACATACGGTACGGCTTCGGCAAATGATGTCACGTCTGCTATCAATGACATCAAGGGTGTCGACTGGACGCCTACAAACACACTTAAAACAATTTCTACTAATGTAGATAATATTGGGTCAAATGTAGTATTAATCAAAACGAGTACCGATAAGATCACTCCTGATATCATTTTTGCTAAAACATCCGAGGCGATGAGTACATATGGGGTCCCTACGAAACTCGAAGTTGATGATTCATTTTCACAGGTAAAAGGGGTAGGGTGGACAGCCACCGATTCATTGAAATCAATAAAAGACGGGCAGACCTCGCTTATTTCAACTATCGATTGGTCGATGATAAAAAAATGTCTCATTATGGAAATTGGGAATTATACATTACCAGCCGGTGGCGGTGCAGGCACGTATACAATTTCACTTGCCGGAGTGGGTACAGCGACATTTACTGTGGATTCAAAAGGGGATCGTACACTAAATAATATAACATTGGTGTAATTATGTATCCAACTGGACTATTCCCAACCGGGTTATATCCTGATATGTTATACCCGAGGACAGTAACATCATTCGATTTCGAAGGGTTGGATTACCCACTAACATCTGTAATATTAAAAAATATTTACACTGCCACATTTATTAAAAATGTATATTCCGCGGTGATTGACCCATGAGCACAAAAAATGGAGTTGCGGACATCGAATATAAAACAGGTATCACGGATAATGTAATCTGTCAACTCCTCCAAAATGAGATACCTATAGACCTGACTACATTTACCACTATCGTATTCAACATTTCTGACGGTTTGAATCATAGTTTTTCTGTGCCATGTACGATTGGTAATAGTACATACCCTGCTTCAGAAGGCGGTGTCACGATAAACTTTACAGCCATTCAATTAGAGCACGACGGCGAGTATGAATGTGAGTTTGTCGCGAATAAAAACGGGGAACTGTCTATAATTCCAAATGGAAATGAATATTATGTGTTGAAAGTGTATCCAGCAATTCAGGTGACACTATGACTGAATTTATTGTGAATCAAGGGGATACAATTACAGTAAATTTCGTGATTCCCGGTGTAGACCTGACATTTAAAGAGGTGTACTTTAAGTTTGGGGATAAAAGGAACTATTCGAAAAGGATAAAATGTATTAGACAGTCAATCCCGTCTGAAAATTATACCCCTGTATGCAAAGGAGGGGTGGCTATCCCGTTCAGTGATCTTGATAGAGCCGGATTTTTCAGTGCACAGTTTGAACTCATTTCTAAGGATGGTGCCAAAATTACGTATCCGCAAGAAGGTTATTTGAAAGTGGAAGTTCAGCGTTCTGTTTGAGTATACTATCCCAATTTTTATATACTACTGATATAATATTATTTTACTATGTTATGTCTAGCTCATTCAAATAATAATATGGGTGAGATATGCACAAATCGCTGTCCCAGAAGACAAGACTGTGGACAAAATAGAATCCCTTTTTTGATCGAAGCGGTTGACCGTCTTGCCGATGAAGCCTATTCTTCCGAGTTAGACGGGCTTATCACGATTGATTATGAAACTTATTGTCTATCCCCTGAAGCTTATATTAATGGAGTCATAGATGCAGCCCCTGACACTTGTTAATTGTTCATATCCTGAGTGTTCAAATGTTTTTTATATAACTGTTGAACAAAAACGAGAATTAAAGACCTTTCACTATCTAAAATATGGTAAGACTGCGGATGTCTACTGTTCTAAGGAATGCCAAGAGAAGCACCTTAAAGACCTCTCTCAGGCGGAGTTTTTGCGGAAAGGGACTTTGAAAAACCGGGAATATGCGTTAATCGTGCATGATGCGGACGTAACTAAGAGACTCAAGGAAAAAGAAGTCCATCTCATCACAGGAAACGAAACTGAACAACGAATTCGATGCGTCGTGGAAAAGCTCCTTTCAATGAGCGAGCGAAGAATCAAACTATTCAATGGAAATCAGTTCCTCAAAATGAAGTATATCACTCCAAAAGAAATTCAATCTTTTCTATTAATGGAAGTCGATGAAGGAATTAGGGTAAATCCTGAACGAATTCAAGTCACCGCATCGGAGATCATGACGAAAAGTACAGAGATGTTTCCAGATGTGGTTTCTATTGAGTGGATTAATAAAAAAGATAGGGTTTTAGTAAGCATAAAATGAATTATATAATAAGCTCTTACGCTAGTGCGTAAAACTTCTTTTACGTGTTGACGTAAAAAGTATATAAATGACTTTTTTATTTATCGTCTGAATTGTATTTTTTACGGAAGACATTTTAATATTTCTGTTTTAGAGTGATTTTGAAGACTGTTAAAATGGGATGCCTTGAATTTTAAGAGTTTCTTTTTAGTTAGTTTCCATCTAGTCAGAACTTTTCCTATTTTTGTTTATATCCTTCAGAAGTCTTTTTTCAGGTATGGCACTCTGTGATGTAGATTACGTTAGAGCACATATCTATACGGGCACTCTTGCAGATGCAGACATCACGGATATTATCACAGAGGTTTCAGAAGACGTTCTCACAGAGTGCAATACTACAGTAGAAACTAATCCTCTTGTTATTTTAGCGGGGAAATATGCTATTCTTGCGGCTGTTTTGACCCGGATGAAAACCACAGGGGAAATGGCAGCCAGTAGAGAAACCCCCGGTTCAAAACAGCAAAACAATATTGACGTAGATATTGAAAGATACGAAAAGAAGTCTCAGTCGTATATCTCACAATATAATTATTCTTCAGCTTACGTTTTTTCAAGCCCCTCTTATCAATGCGGCTTTAATTCTCATTGTGGAGGGCATCACCATTAATCCCGATGAAAACCCCTTCATCTCCTGGCAGTATACCCCTTATGAATCGTTCTCACTGTCAGGAGATCCTTTATTTTTCATATCAGTATCGGAGGGATGTTAATGTTCTTTGCTTCGTCAGTGACGAAAAAGTCAAAGACTTCTAACAATGGATGGGACGATAGTTACGGGACGGCATCAACTCTTACATGTAATTATGAAAAAGTTGAAAAGGTAATCAAGGGGCAGAATGAAAAACATTTTTTAACATGTGCATGGATTCAGTTTCCCCCGTCAACTACGATTTTAAAAACCGATCAGATAACACTTTCAGATAATACTACTGCTCCCATAGTTTTAATTCAACACGTTAAACCTCCTCTTGGTCTTGAAATCTGCGTAGAGGTCTGGTTAGGCGAAGAAATCAAAGGAGGCTTCTGATGAGCACTTCCGGAGCTTCAGCTTGTGCAGCTAGAACGAGACTCATTTCCAATGCAATGTGGTCAGCCGCTAAAGAAGCCACAAAGGATACAGCCCACGAAATAGCCACAATCTCAAAAGAAACATTTTGTCCTGTATTATCTGGTGATTTGAAAAACTCGCAGACAGAAGTAGTTTCAGAAGACTCAAATTCAAGGTTTACTGTGAAAATTTCCTATGGAAATGAAAAAGTTAATTATGCTTATTGGGTTGAGGCGATCCCGTATAATCACTATAACCCTCCAAATGCTCAATGGAAGTATCTGGAAACCCCCCTTCTAATGTATCAGGGAAAACTACAGGCAAATGTCAATTCAGCTATGGAGGGAGCACTTGACAATTGAAACTTATCTCAGTGATTTAGGGGCTTACCTCCAGACGAATTCTATAGGAACAGTAGGCACTGACATTTTTTACGGCAAATTTGACCTTTCAACTAATTGCATTTCTTTACTTCCTTATCCGGGTACAAATACTCACAAAATAGTCACAGGGCAACGAGATCCACAGCAGATTAACCTTAGTATTCTTGTTAGAAATTCTGTAAATTATACAGCGAAAACGAAAGCCGATTCGATATATAATTTACTTTACGATATTTATAATACTATAATTGGCACTACGAAATTTTTGTATATTCAGGCGAAAAGTCCTCCTGGGCTTGTCTCTTCTGATTCTAATTTTACAATATATTCGATTAATTTCTCTCTTTTAATACAATAACAGGAGACTCCAAACATGACATATGTGAATTCACAGGCAAATGTAGCAAGAGGGGTGATCGTCACTATTGACGGTGTAGAAATCACCGAAATTACAGATGATGGTATCCCTCAACCACAAACAACGACAGACGACATAGAAGTTACTAACCAGAATTCAGGGGACTGGAAAGAGTACAAAGCCGGAAGGAAAGACGGTGGAGAATGTGAACTTAAAGCAAACGCTGTAGATAGTGACCCTGGGCAGGTAGCACTCGCAGCAGCCGCAGCAGCAGGTTCAACTTGTCTTTTCGTCACAACCTTTACAGGTGGGTCTTCTCAAAGTTTCTACGGTGTAGTCAAGACCTATGATCATGTTGTTGAAAACCAGATTTTGATGATATCCTGTAAGATCAAAGTCTCAGGTGCTCCCACGTTCTCAACTACAAAGAGTGCTTTAACAGATCTTTCAGTGACAGGGGAAGTCTTGGTTCCTGCTCCATTCGCAGCAGATTCTTACACATATACAACCGTGATAGCAGCAGCAGATACACAGGCAGTCATAGTTCCGACTCAGGGAGCTTCCGGTGCTACCATCACTGTAGATGGTACGACTGTAGCAAGTGGAGGAAATGGCACTATAACAATAGGTGCAGCAGGAACAGATGTAATAAAAGATGTGAAGGTAGTCGTGAAGGAACTCACAAAAGCCGCAGCAGTCTATACGGTAATCATCACAAGACCGAAGGCGTGATTAAATGCCACTTAAAGACATCCCATTTTTTAAAGAATATACTATCCGTTATGATTGGGACGCATTTGAAAAAGTCTGTGAAGCTCTTAATATCGAATCCTTCATGGACTTTGATATAGTTCTCCGTAGACTTGGACCTAAACAGCTTCGTTTGATGTTATGGGCTGGACTCCTTTACAAATTCCCCACCTTGCAACCTTCAGAGGTTGGAGCTATTATAAGTGAATTCATGCAGGAAAACCCACTGTCAGACGTTACAGCAATCATATCTAAAGGACTAGAAGAAGCCGGTTTCATTTCTACAAAGGTTGCTGATAAGGGGGAAATGAAGCCCAACGCAAAACCCTCAAAGAAATAATTGACGAGCTTCAAGGAGTATTATTCCAGACATGCGGAAAAGATCCCCTTGAATTCTGGAAATATACTCCTGCTGAAATCTCGATCATGATCGAAAAAGCAGGAGACAAATTAAGGTTAGATTATGAGAGAGATAATCAAAAACATGCTGAAGTTCTAACGGCAATAATGAATACTTCGTTTGGTCCTCATCTGAAGAAAGGAGCAAAGTACCCTTACGAAGTAGAACAATTCTTGCCAAAGAAAAAGAAAGAGAAGCCAACAATTGAACAGTATGAATTAATGTTGAGACAGCAAACCGTAGCTATGGGCGGGCAGGTAATATATAAATGAGGTGAGTTTATGGGCGAGACGAATGTAGGTTCAATTTATGCAACCGTAGGATTAAGAAGTACTATTACTTCAGATCTCGCTGGTATCACCTCGGCTTTTTCTTCTGCTGGAACTAAGATATCTAACATAGGTAAATCTATAGGAAATTCATTCACATCTTCTATTTCAAATGGGCTTTCAAGCTTAGGAAATTCATTTTCCGGGTTTGCTACAAAAGCACAGTCCCTCTGTTCTCAGATGGGCATCGTTAAAACGGCAATATCAGGAATTGCAACGGGTAAACTTGTTTCTGGGTTTTCAGAAGCAACAAGTACATTCATGGATTTTGACGATGCTATGAGGAGAGTTTCAGCCGCTATCGGAGCATCTGAAGAGGATTTTAAGGCGCTTTCTTCTTTCGCAAGAACAGCCGGCACAGATATGGGTTATACGGCTACGGAAACGGCTAACGCTATGGTTTTAGCTGCTCAGGCTGGACTATCTGTAAACGAAATTTATTCCGGGCTTCCTGCGGTTATGGCTCTAGCGAGAGCGGGAGCTACAGATTTAGGCACGTCTGTAAAAACCATGACTGCCATAATGACAAACTATAACCTGACTGCTCAGGATATGGGTCATATAGGGGATGTCATTGCTCAGGGTGCTAATGAATCTACAGCCGAAATTTCAGAATTTGCATTTGCTCTAAAATACGCGGCTCAAGCTGCTGCTCCTCTTAATATTTCCCTTGAAGAAACAACTGCTTTGATGATGGCTGCTGCGGATGCAGGTATCCGGGGAACTACCGCAGGAACTAATTTCAGACAGGCTTTTGTTCAGATGATCAGCCCCACAAACGCGGCTGTAAATGCTTTAGCAAAATATAATCTTACTGCGAATGATATAAACCTCACAAATAAAGACCTCTATGAGGTAATTGATGTTCTTCATAATAAACAGCTTACTTTAAATGACGCTGTTACTATTTTTGGTCAGAGAGCCGGACCTATGATGTACTCTATTATCACAGCCGGCACTCAATCACTCCGAGAAAACACAGCCGAATTAGAGAATAATGTCGGCTACATGGAGCAAATGACAGATGAGATGCAGGGGGGTCTCGGTGGTGCAGTAAGGGAGCTTAATGCAGCATTTGAAAATTTAAAAATCTCTATTGGTGAAGATGTTGCATTTTTCTTAAAACCTATGGTAAAGGTGATTACAGAATTATCAACTGCTTATTCTCTGCTCCCTGATTGGGTTCAGAAAACAGTTATTGCTTTTGCAGGGCTGGCAACAATCGGGCTAACTGTAGTTACTGCTCTCGGTGCTTTTGGAATTCTTATAGATGGGGTAGGGGTTGTTCTCGGTGCTTTGGATCTGACTTTATCTGGAGTAGTTGCAGGATTTATTAGTTTTGCCGGTCCTGCGGTAGCTGTAGGGGTCGCTCTACTATACATCGAAGAAAAAACCGGATTAGTATCTGATGCGTTTGATCTCCTTTATGATATGGGTAGGGTTGTCTGGTATGGTCTTTCAGGAACTATAAGCGAAGCTATCTCGGATATCTCTGGATATATAGACGGATTCAAAGAAACACTCTCAGGAATAGCTGAAGATCTAGGTTTAAGCGGCGCGGTTTCTGCTGTCGGTACTGCATGGGATTCAATAAAAACAAAATGGTCTGAAGGCGTTCAGAACGTCCACGAATCTGCGGATTTCTACGAAGAAGCCGCGAAGAAATTAGAACTCTCCACAGGTGATGCAGGGGATTCTGTAGATGGAACTACTGAAATTGCCGGAGATGCATATTCCCGGTGGAGTAAATACGCTTGGGAAATGTCGGATGATGTTGTGGCAGCAAATGATGAAGTTACTAACTCAATGACAGAGACGGCTACAAAATATCAGGAAGCTGTTCAGAGTTTAATGCAGGATGTTCAAACGAAAACTACAGCAGGAATATCTTTTACTTCCGGTGTTGACGTGGACGACCTCAGAAGAGGTATCAGGACACTTAATGATGAATTAATCATCCTAAATGATAATAACGAACTTGTCAAAGTTTCAGCAGATGGAGCAATTACAAAACTTGAAGGCATGGGTGCAGTTACTTTTGATACAACCAGGGGAGCAATTACAATCCTGACAGATGGTTTAACAGATGCTCAACTCGAATCTGGAACTCTTGACAAACTTATCAAGGATATGGGAAATGATGTAGTCGTTCTTGATAATACAAAATTAGACAACCTTAACGGGCAAATTACAACTGTAGACGGAAACGTGAATACTGCTAATGATAGCGTGATCACATGGGAAGAAGCACTTAACCGCGCTGGTACTGTCTCGTTTTCTGTTGTTAATGGTGAAGTAGTTGGAATGACTATCGTAGAAAAAGACGCAGCCAACCAAGCAGATTTATTTAAGCAGTCCCTTGATAATGTAAATGCAACTCCATTCACAACAATTGACGGGAATCTTACAAATTTAGGAACACTAGAGTATGACGACACTGCCAAAGCCGAAATACTCAATTCTACTTTTGGGACCACTAACACACTTCCATTTTCCACAATTCAGGGGAATCTAACAACAGTTGGCTCTAATACTCAGGATGATACGGGAAAGGCAGGCACTCTAAATTCTACTTTTGGCACTACTAACGGGCTTCCATTCGGGGGTATTATTGGAAATCTCGGCACTGTAGGAACAAAAACCCTTGATGCTGATAAGAAAGGAAAGGATGCTAATAGTACATTTTCCACGTTAGGAGGATTCTCGTTCTCCACAACCATTTCAGGACTTGGTGGGGTCTACAACAAACTTGTAGATGTCTATAACCAGGCTAAGAGTACAATTTCAAAACTTATGGAAGTAGGGAGTTCTTCAAGTTCTAAATCTTCAGGGAGCAACAAGAGCAGTGTGTATGGTTACACAGATTGGGAAGCAGCTTCTAGAAAAGCAAACATGACGGTTTACAACAATAATAGAGTTAACACAGTCAACAATTACGGTACATCAACCTCAACCACTAAAACAAAATCGGCGGTTTAAATGACTACTTACACGGTAGGTCCTTCAGGTTCAGGGGCTACATACATTGTAGACGGGACAAATGACCAATCTGAAATAAACTCTGCACTAGCGGCGGCTGTCGCTAATCCTGGAAGTACTGTATACCTAAAAGGTCCATGTACTTACGATATTCAAACCTCTGTCCTCCTAGGGGATAATACTGAATTAACCGGTGATTCTACTGCCTGCCTTCGCCTGAAAAATAATGCTGGTTGGGCTTCAATGGTTGGAATCATTAGGCAGTATGAAGGTAATGGTCATGCCTCCGTCAATATAAAAATTCACGGTTTCGAGATTGATGGAAACAGAGCCAATCAAACGGAATCTGAGGGAGATGCCTATTATAATTGTATCCAGATAACCGGCACTGCGAGTAGTCCGGTGAAGAATATTTCCGTCTATAATATGAAAATCCATGACAGTTTAGGGGATGGATTGAGGCTTACTCATGGTGAAAATATCAAATATTATTATAATGACGTTGACGTAATGGGACATGAGGGCGTATTCTTCATAGATGTGGTTGGTGGAGATATCTATACTAATGACATCGTTCAGAAGTGTAATTCATGTGTGAGACTAGACAACTGTCAAAATATTAACATCCATGATAATGACACTCACAAATACGCAGGAACCGGGGCAAACGGGAACGGAGCAATTCAGATAGGGAACGAACCTGCTTCATACGGTTTAACACGTCTTACTCAAAATATTAACATTTACGAAAATACAATAACTGACGGAGCAGGCGTGGGCATTCTCCTGATGGATGCCTATGGAGCAGCCGGGACAACCGCACAGACTGTTCATATTTGGAATAATACAATAACCGCGTGTGGATGGATGCATAACATCAAATATAACGGCGGTATTGGTCTCTGGAAGTGGGGTAATGGGCTTACTATCGAATATAATACAATTTCAGGCTGTTATAATGCTGGAATTGTTGTTCTCGATTCCATTGCTTCAGGCTGCACAATGCAGGTAAATAATAACAATATTCTGAATACGAAGGTTACTCTCGCAACAGATCCCACTCGTATGCTTCCTGTTAGCGGATACGGAATCTTGAATATGGTTCCATCCAAGATGGCTGTATACGCAGAAGAAAATTATTCAAGCGGAAATGTTACAGGAGACTACTATCAAGTTACTCCAATCTCAACTTCTACAACCTCAAACGGTGCATATTCAGGAGGATCTTCAACCGGGGGGACAACAACCCCTACTACAAGATATATCCCTCCGATACGGATTATTCAAGAGGAATTAACCAATTATTATGATTCAACTGAACCAAGACAGGGCTACATAAACGGGGTAAAATTCAATTGGCAAGAATTAGCCGTTGACGGTGGTAAATCAGTAGGACAAAAGAAAGCTCCGGGCATAGAAGGAGATAACTTAACAGACTTTGGGTTCAAGGGGACGGGGCTTGTCATAGACTGTTTTGCGTTTTCTATTGATGAATTAGATGAGGTTATGGCTGCATGGTACGACACTTCAAGAGGTCAGTCTAAGCTAGAATTAGGCGGTCCTTATGCGGGTACACTGTGCAGGGGTCTCACGGTTGACCATAGTTCTAAATTGAGACTTACAACCGATGTCCCTGAGAATGCAAAGCCTTATTCTATTTTATACCAAATGGAAAAACCTCACAAAGAAAGTGCCTCTCAGAAGGTAAGGGGCAGGCATGTATATGGATCGAGTACGTGGTCCGCAGATGATACTTACGCTGGTAATCTCTTGAAAAATCCTTCTTTTGAGGATTGGGCTACTTCAAGCGAGATGACCTGGGCAACTGCTACGAGTGTAGCGGATATTGAATGGACTTGTGTGAGATGGTCAAGAGAGCTTGCAAAATATTGCGCGGTTGCTTCGGGTGGGAGCAATAATGGCGTTCAGATATCCTCTGACGGTGATACATGGTCAGTTCCTTCTGGACTCACAAGCGCAACAAATTGTAATAATAATTGGAGGGGGCTTGCGTGGGGGTATTCCATCGGGCTTGATGGTGGGAACCTCTTGCCGGGAAGATGGGTTGCAGTATCTTCTTCAGGGTCTGGAAACAGGTGCATGACTTCAGACGATGGAATAACATGGACTGCGAGAACCACGCCTGCCGATAACAACTGGAATTCTGTATGTTATGTTAGGGACGACGTTGATCTTGTCTACCGTTATGTCGCGGTTGCATCATCAGGTACTGGCAGAGCCATGTATTCAGATGATGGTGGAGTAACGTGGTCAATTGCAACGTATACCCAAGATGCAAACACTTGGGTTTCAGTTTGTTACTCACAATCCCTCCTAAAATTGGTTGCGGTTTCCTATGATGGAAATATAATGAGTTCTGTTGACTATGGTGAAGTTTGGAATTTAGCTTCTTCTGTACCTTCTCCTGCTCAGAAGTTTAAGAGTGTTGTATGGGCTGAAACACTTGGTCTTTTTGTTGCATGTACTGAAGATGGAACTCAGCAGATTGTAACTTCTCCTGATGGTGATGAATGGACCTTGCAGACAACTCCTGTATGTGGGTCTATAGTTACCCCTGGAACTGGAACTGATGTAGCTACAACGACATCTACAACAACCGAAGGATGGGTATATAGTTCTGGAGTCACAGCTTATTCTACTCAATATCCTGGTGGGCCTACTCTCTCAGTTGCAGCCCTTACAAATAATCACATTTGGAGAATTGACCGGGTATTCTGCCAGTTAAGGACCGCACAGACCGGACAAACAGCATGGATAAAAATTACCGCAACAACCGCAACAAAAACAGAAACAGTTCTGGCTGAATTCTCTTCTGTCTCTCAGACGTATGAAGACAAAACACTGGATGTAACATTTGAAACGGCTGCAAATGAGGCAATAACTATTCAGTGTTATATGAAATCCTCGAATTCGTCTTATAGGGCGTATGCTACCCTTATAGGATATGAAGTAACTGAATTCGATGGAGCAGGTGGAGCAACTGTCTCATATACCTACAACGCATGGCAGGGGCTTACATGGTCTCCTGAAGACTCGGTTTTGGTATGTGTTGCGAAGTCGGGTACAGGAAACAGAGCAATGAGGTCAAATGATGCGGCTAATTGGGTTCTCTGTGACACTCCTGCCGACAATAACTGGAATTCTGTCTGTTATTCTTCTGATCTTAATCAGTTTGTATCAGTAAGTTCTACAGGATCAAATAACAGGATAATGACCTCCTCTGATTATGGAGGCATTCAAACCCCGGCTAGCTGGACTCTTGAAAGCGAAGGGCAGACTAGAAGTGATTCAGTTGCACATGACGGTTTATATGCGTTAGAGATATCAGGGGATGGACTTACAGAAGACATCGGGCGTTCAACTCAGTACATTATGTTTGATCCAGGGGTTTCTTACGTGGTCAGTGCATGGGGAGCAGTAACCGGTTTAACTCATGGTCAATTATCTGTTGATATCTATTCTGGAAATTCGATAATTACTCAGCTTCTCTGGGATGCCGACTGTGAATATTCCCAATTGCAGGATACAATAAGATTTGATACTGCCCCTGTCGATGCCTATATCCGGATTCATGGAGTTGACACTCTAAATTCAGGAGCGAAGGTATATTGCGATGACGTTTTGATTGAAAGAGCTTCCGATTTTGAACTTGGTACTACAGGGCAGGACATCACAACTACCGGACATGTAGATATTATCCCTGATGTTGAAGTGACTGCAATCACCTCAAAAAGCGGAACGAATGAAACCGATGGAGATACAAAAACGTATACAGATCCAGATATTCATTCTGAATATCTGACTTCATATTCTCTAGAGTTTACTTATGTTCTCCCTGCACTCACAGACGGAAAAAAATATAGACTTGACCAATTTGCTTGTTTATTGGCAACTGCTAACGTTTCAGGATTAACGGCATATGCAAGAGTGACGGTAAAAGCCGCTTCCATTAATTCAGGTGCGGAAACGCAGGTTGTTGTATTCTCGTCTACTACTAGGCTTTCCTCGTATGCTACAAGAAAATATAATAGTGAAATTTATTCAGCAACGAATGAAACTGTTACAATCAAAGTATATATGAGAACTTCAAGTACAGCCGGCAGAGCATATATGGATAATTTTGCTTTTACTTACACTGAAATTATCCCTTCCGTGACATCCTCTGCTATTTCAATTTATAACGAGGCTGATACTCTTACTCGGATGGAAGTTTGTAACGAGTTGAAACCTGGCTGTAAAATTACAATAAACGCAGATGGAACGGGAAGTTATCAGTATAGTGAAAATTTTGCAGATACAGCATATGAATATACAGTTACCGATTCTGCTTATGTTACTTATTATGATGATTATAAGATGCTCTTGTTTAATGCTACAGGGTATTTGATTTATAAATTCGACACAAAATACCCAATCACCGGGATTCCTTACATTGTCCTAAATGTTATGTCAGGAGCACCGACTATCTATATAGCTAAAGATAACGCGGGAAGCCCCGGAACTTGGTATCCTCTCGATGGAAATACAACAACGGATATCAGCAACGCTCAGGCTTATAGGCTCTTGAACAGTGGAACTGATTGCATCTTGAACGGTCTTACAAAATTCCATCTAAAAATTGCGAGTGGTGGAACTGATACACTCAGGATAAACTCTATTTTCATGTATGCAAGCCTTGTAACGATAGACGCTGAACATCCAAAAATATTCAAAGGGCAGGTAAACACATTCGGGGCGGTTGTTGATTCAACGTCTAGCGTAATTGTGACACTGAAATATAGAGATGCCGACATGTTGGTGTAATCATGATCAGGTGGGTTCAAACTCGTTTAGTGATTGAAAAGCCTACAACTCATGAAAAATATTATCCTTCTGTGCTAAGGGCAAGCACTCAACAGTCGTATCCTTTTTCTATTTCATATGCTGAAATTGAAATTGCCAGCAATATAATAGGGTCCACGTCTACATACATTTCTCAGTTAAGATTCGATGATATTGTGAGGTTGCAAGTTTCAATAAAAATGAATCCCAATGAAAAAACGATCTGGCAGGATATCTTCCAAGGTCGAATAATGGATCTATCCTGCGAGTATTCCGACAATAATAATAATGTCACTATATATGCTCAAGGACATGAAGCAGAAGCGGAAACAGCTATCATAACAGAGACTTACACACATACATCTCAGGACGCAAAGACGGTTTTATCTTATTATGCTCAAAAATATCTTACAAGGTTGACTTATGACTCTGGTTATGCTGATACTGGAAAAACGTTTCCACAGTATGATACTACTGCAAATCAAACTTATATGTCAGATCTTTTTGCAGATATGGAGAAAGTTGCGAGTTATGATTGGGCTATAAAAATTGTTCCTACTTATCTAAATGGTAATTTATCAACTCGATATATTCAATGGAAAGCATTTCCCGCGACTGCCACAGATAAGTACAAAATAATTGAAGGCACTCCGAGAGTATTAAGTGCAGACTTTGAAATAGCAGGAACAGGAGTAAGAACTTATTATAGAGTGAATGGGGATACGCCATCGGGTGGCTCTCAGTATACTGATTACGATGAGGATACCGCGTTAAGCACGCTCTATGGGCGGCGGGCGGCTGTTGAGACTCAGACATGGGTGAAAAGTACCCCCCAATGTAAAACTATAGCAACTGGACTACTAACCGAAGCCAAAACTCCTGAAGTCTCAGGACAGGCTGTTTTAATGGGAACCCCCGAGGTCGAATTATGCGACCTTGTTCAATGCAAGTTTCCTTCGATTGATCTAAACGGAGATTATATTCATACTAATTTGACTGTGAAAAGGATATCTCATTTAATAGATGGTGGGGATTATACAACGTCCCTTGATTTGGGAAAAGTGAGAAAGACCGCTTATGATTATATCGGGCAGGTTTCAAAAGCGGTTAAGACAGCAAAGAAAAATCAGTGTAAATAAGGTGAGATTATGGCGTGTGGAAAAAAGAAACAAAAAAGTAATTTAAATTAATCCTTCTCTTGTTGGAGTTCTTCAGGTATTAATTTAAATTTTGTATGGCAATTATAACAATCTTCAATAATACAAACATCTAAATTCCAATGAAATTTTAGTTCGGTTGCACAACTAGGGCAGATTAATTCAGCTTGTCAGTTTATTAAATTTACATCATATGTTTTAGGCAATGCGTTTTGTTCAAACTCTTTTTTCTTAATTATTTCTTCATAAATTTTAGCTGCCTCTTGCTCCCCTTTCTTCCACAGATTTGTAAAATCCCTTTCAATTACAAGCTTTTCATTTCGGGTATACCTAAATTTACCGCATAACTCCACTTCAATAAACATCACGTAAAAGCCCATTGGAAGGTTTACCTCATCGTGAATTAAATTGTACTTACTTACTTCTCCCTGAAATTCCCATGTTTGGCAATCGTTTGATAAAAAGTACTCATGGACTTCATTCTCGTTATAGATAGCCTTATCAAGAAGTATCTGTCCTTCATCTTCAGAAATTAGATAATAACTAAAAGAAGCTTTACGTTCTCGCATGTCAGGTATTCCAATATCGTATGTCAATCCATTAATGCGAATTCCATCAATGTATAGTTGTGTCATAGTTATCAAATCTCTTCTCGTTAATTGATTTTTTTAACTGAATACTCGCTTACAAAAACGGAATCTCCAACTTTAACAGTTGGAATCACTTCAATCCAAAGAGGGTTATCGCACCCATCCACTTGTAACAGGGCATCCAAAAACTTAGAGTTCTTTGGTTTGATATCTAGTACAATTGCATTTCTTTTATTATCTTCATTCATATCCATCCAACCTATTCATTTGATTTGCTAAAATATAAGCATCAATTCCAGAAAACAAAATTATAAAAATCCATCCTATCAAGGTCAAGAATGAAATACAAAACAGCAGAAAACAACCTGCCCCTCGTTCTTTCATTCCTAAATAAACATGACCAGCTCCGGGTATAATTGAAAACACAAACGCAAGAAGAGGGCTTTTATATGGGACGTCTTTTAACATTCCAAAACAATCAGGACAGAAGCCTCCTTTTAGATAACTAGAGTAAAACTTTTTAGAACAGCTTTTACAGCGTTGTTTATGCGGTTTGAGTCCACAATTTGGACAGGCTTCTCCGGTAAATTCGGTTTGGCATGATTCGCATTTCATTGTATGTCTCTTCTTTTGATAGTGTTTGTATGTTTATATTTTGTAGTTTCAGTTGCATAAACTTGTTCAAATTTAATCCCATTGTGCCATTCAGCGCATGTAATTGTCTCACTGATCCCTACTATCTTGAAACCTTCAGATTCAAACCATTTTTGAATTTTATCATGATTTACATTATCATACAGTCGTATAACAAGGACTATATGAGGCACATTAGTTTCAAGTTGGATATCATATTCATTTAGATATTCACCCATGATAGAATTGTACTGAATAGGAATGAATTTGAAATCAGCGTAGTTAATTTTATTTGCTTTCCAGAGTTTATTTATTTTTTCTACATGGTAATCATCTAATGGAAAAGCTATAGCGACTTCGTTTTCTTCCATTATTTTTCACTTTCCTTAACTTCAAGTATCACCTTTACAGTATCACCATCTTTCAATCCATGCCTTTTCATATATTTCTTTATCGAAATCCTTCCAAGTGATTGTATATTACATTCTCCACAATCGACTTGGATAATATTTTTTGTACTCATATGTACTATTATAGTACATTACAGTATTTAACAATGACCAACCTTTAACTATTTAACTCTCTTATTATTTTTATAAACTATACTAAATAATTTAATTTTCTCTTTTATACTCATTCGTGTTACTTCTTAATATGAAAACCGTCTCTGTAGGTTCTTCTATTGATTCCTCACAAAAATTACAAAATCTCATTAATACCGCAGGCAACACGCCTACTGAATTTATTTTTTCCACAAATGATATTGAAATTGCATCCCCTGTTAAATTCTTCCCTGGTGTGAAACTCTCCGGAAATAATACAGTCTTCCGGCTAAAAGATCACATTTCTACTTCCATTTTTCCCTCGATGACTCCCGTTATCGGTTCTAAAGTCTATGGAGGAACGGGGTTTGAGTTTTCAGGATTGACATTTGATGGAAATTCAAATAATCAAACTACAATTCTCGGAAAAGGATTTCACAATTTCATAGGACTCTCAGGAGCATCCGGCATCTCAATACATGATTGTCATATCCATGACAGTATGGGGGACGGCGCACGCCTGACAAATGTAAAAAATGTTAACTATTATAAAAATAAAATCGTTCGGTGTGGGCATGATGCGGTATACATCGATAAAGGCCAAAACATCGACGTCTTTGATAATTACGTGGAACTCCGGACAAATTCAGGATGCAGGCTCCGACACGTTGACGGCGGACATGTGCATGGGAACTATATTATCAACAAAAATGGAGGGCGGGCATCGAGTCCTGGGATGCAGGTAGAAAATAGTACATCTGGAATGTCCTCTAGAAATATTATAATAGAAAATAATGACGTGCATGACACATGGGGGCCGGGGATCTGGATTATCGGGACGTCTAACAAATCCGTATCGGCAGCGTCGGGGTTGACAGTTAGAAATAATCTATTTTCGAACTGTGGAAATATGGATTCAGATTATCATCATATCCCTGGTGTAGGCGGAATAACATGTGAGGGCTGGGATGATGTAGTGGTCGAACAAAACACATTTAGTCGATGTCTCGGGTATGGTGTTTTGTTTGGGGAATACGTTTCGGTGTCTGCTTCCGGTTCAGGATATTCAGCAGTTGTGAAAAATAATATTTTCAATGGGACTAAAAGAAGTAATACGGTAGGCACTGCTTCCGGTACTGCATTGTGTAATTTGAAACCACAAAAATATACAAAAGTTATAGCTCAGGGGAATTCATATTCTGGAAATGTCAGAGATCTTTATAATGTTGTTGAAAAACCTGAGCCAGTAATTGAAAATCCGGCTTTTTTGATGTTTGATTGTTCGGAAAATGAGCTTAAGACTATCAAGGAAAAGTATCCTAGAAGAACAATATTGAGGCGTGCATAATGACCATAGTAACTGATGTTAGAAATGTGTACACAACACTATACAAAGACTGTGCAAAGACGGGCTGCATACAAAAAACCGTAACCATTCGAGGGCAAGAAGGCAAGAAAATAAGAATTTCTTCCATAGGTTGCTCTTTGGCGGCTGCCTTCGGGGTAACTGCTACCGCTTGGATAACTCTTGACGGGAAAGCCGAACCTCTTGCAACATGGGAAGAAGGGAAAACGAGTTATCAGCAGAAAAGTAAAGCTGTTGATATTTTTGTGGGTGCCGGAAAGGATGTGGTTCTTCGATGGCGGCTTAAAACGTCAGGAACTGCAAAAGCACTGATGAAATTGTGTACTTACACTTATTCGTATGAAGACGTTGTCACAGATCCTGTCGTAGACCCAGGTAAACCTCCTGTAGAAGAAGAGATGCCTGTTGGAACTCCTGCACGTATTCAAATTATTTGTACCTCTGAACAGGACGCAATGAACCTCTCAGAAGACCTCAAAGCCCATATTGGGGGAAGAGTAATGGAAATCTATTTGAAGGTTTGAAAAATATTGGTCAAGAGACTCTAATCAATTTTCCTTTTTTATTAACAATATCATATTTTTTTTATGAGGTGTATATATGGACGCGCAACCTTTTATAGGACTTTTAACTGTACTTTTCGCAACGGCCTCCGCTGTACTTGCTCTGAAACTAAAACAACTTTCCCCACAGCTTCGACTTGCTGAAAACTCTATAAAATTGTTTGTAGAAGAGAGCGGGCTTATTCTCGGACTCCTTTCAAATCTTGGTAGCCTACTAAATTCCCTTGAACTTGCTGCAAGCGACGGGGACATCTCAAACGAGGAAGCCCAGAAACTGATTGCAGACGGGAAAGAGATCTTGAGTAATCCTGTTTTTACTGACCTGAAAAACTTGATCGAGGAGAATTATTAATGATTGTGGAATTTCTAAAACTGAAATTGGCCAGGTTGAGACAGTATTTAAGACAGTCTGTCGCATGAGGGACAGATGTCTATTATAATTGATGACGCCACGATAGCAATTCTTGAGAAATGTGGGGCTTTTGTAGGGGTTGCTATTAGTGGATTTGTAGGATATCTCTTGAAAAAGGGATATATTGACATTTGGCTATCCAAATTGATAGTCCCCTCAGAAATTATACACGCAGTCAAAAAACAGAACGGGAACGCGCTTACGAAGTTAAATATGGATGACGAACTCGTTGATTATCTCAGGATGTTAGCTCCTGGTGAAGACGGAACGATTGACGAGGAAAAGGCAAAAGAGATGATACATGATTGTATTGCGTGGAATAATAGATTAATTAAGACTGTCCCTAAGAAGGAGGAAGGGAAATAAGGTTTATTGATATTGAAAAACGGCATCTTCTTCCGGCAAGTCGATATAAAACGCCTGTTGAAATTTTGAAAATCCATGAAGCTTATTATCGAGCCGAGGGAAATATCAAAATGGAATAGGTTTTTACTCAGGCGATTGATATTTTACTGAAAAACAGATGAAATGTCCGACTATTCCCCCACTGATAGCCGGACTTGATTTATTAGGATACTGTTAATAGAGATTTAAGATTGATAATTTAATAGGAAACTTAGTTCTTTTCATACTAACCTTTGAACAAATATGGATTTTTCGTACTTCGTATATTCTTCTTTCGTAATCCATTTTTGCTCAGTTCCGGTAATCCAATTACTTAATATTTTTACATAACCTGTATAATAAACTTCTTTCAATATCTTTGTCTGATTTTCATATAATGTCTGCAACTCATGTTGTTTATCATTCATTCTCGAATGAATACTCATCAATTCTTTATCAAGTTCTATAATTCGAGTTTTAAAGAATTCTATCTGGATATTCAGATCATCTGCATTTTTTATAATTTGAAGATATTCCGTTATAGTGTCGACTGCCTGTATTTTTTCTTCGTTTAAACTTGAAAGTTCGTCTTCAAACTCAGTTATTAATCCTGTTACTTCATCATACTTTTTACAACATTCCGGTATTTGCGTTTCTTCAGTCATTTTCATAACTCCAAAACAATTACCCTTGGAGGATCATAATGCATTGCCCCCGCATACATCCTCTCATCTGCGAATTTGTCAGCCTCTAATTCAGAGTATATTATATCTGAATAATGTGCTTTCCCCCACATATCCACCCAATACACTTGATAAGCGTATTCGTCCCCCATCCAGACCCTCAATATTCATTTTTTGCAGCTCTTTTATTTATACAGACACCGTCTCGGTGTTTCCTGCGTTCATATTTTGAACAGGTTCCCATTAATTGTTCGGGAACGTTTACGCGAATCCAAAATTCACAGTTCCCGCATACTTCAGGGGGCATTTAAAAGACCTCCTTTGTGTAGGTCATCCCACACCTCTCAAAAAGAGCGATGAGTTTCTGGACCTCGGTTTCTGTTCGCCGAGTATACACGGATGACCCGGTTGTGAGGATATAATAGGGGTTCATGCGATAATCCCCGAGTTTTCCTCAAACGGAATTGAACAGTTCAACCCAAACCTTGAAAGATATTCCTCCTTATACTGATTATACAGTTCATCCTTGAACTGTGTCTCAGTGATGATAACAGGTTTTTCACAGCCTTTTTGGAGTCCTACCATAACAGTTCCATTGATGGTCTTTGATCTGATGTCAAAACCGTTTCTCTTCATACCTTCGATTCTTCCTGGGAGCCATTCTTCGAAGAGGAGAACGTTGTTATCTCTGCCATACCTTGCGTACTGGCTTCTTTTCTGGATCGCTTTGGTTTGGTTATAAACACTCATTGATTGGCCTCTTTAGAGTTGATTATTAGAAGTCAGGACATTGTTCTATGTCCTGCAATAAGTAATAGGTTTGAAAGTATTTATAGTTTACTACAATTTGTAGCATATTTTACTACAATAAGTAGTTATATATACCCCTTTTTACACTTTAAGGAGTATGGAAACAAAACCTATACGAATCGGTGAATGGACTTTAAACGAAATAAGAGAAATCGGTATTGAATTTGGATCTCCTTCGGATGATGCAATTTTGCGACAGATAATAGAAGGATATAAAAGAAGAGGCGTAGAAATAGAGTTATTACAAAAAAAGTTAAAAGAGTGCAAGAAGGAGGAATAATGTTAGTCGCGTGTCTTGGAGAACTAACTTATATCAAAAACGAAGACCTGCATACAATTTCATACTCAAAGTATTGTACTGACTTATCATACGCAGCCCCTACATGGGTTAATGCAGTTTTAGTGGAAAATATAGATAAAGCTGTGCAGAGAATTCGAGAGGAAACTCAAATATGGCTCTCGAAAGAATTAAAAGAAAAAGCGTATGTAGTAAGATTTGAGGATTTCACGTTTAAAATATGGTACAATAAAGTAGTTGACGGGCGGTTTGCTTTATGTCAGTGGGATTCAGATAGAAAAATATATTCTTTAAATAATTAAAATCACTATTTTTTAATCATTTTTTAACAATTTCGTAACTTTCTTAAGTATTACAGTGTAATACGCTATCATGCAGGAAGAACCAAAAACGTCAATATCAGCTAAGATCCCAACCCTCTTACATAATAAACTCTTAGAAGCTGTAAAACTTAAAAAATTCGATGATAAAACTGACTGTATTACACAAAGCTTGGAAATAATACTAAGTAATACATATCAATCGACTTCTTTTTTTGAATCGGTAATACAAGAGAAAGACAAAGAAATACAACGTCTTACGCGTGACTTACAGAATATTTCAAGTAAGACAAACGAAATACGGGACTCCCCAGAACTCTATGAATTACGCGCTCAGACTCGCATAATACGCGAATTACTTGAGGAAAAAGACAGGCGAATAGCTGATTTGAACAGAGAAATCGAAGATCTCCGTATTTTTACGTATTATTTTAAAAGTATGGAATACAAGCAGATTGAGTCTCCTGCGAGCGTAATACCAAGTAATACAGAGGTAATACGGGGTAATTTGTCAGAATTGATTAAAAAAACGTGTAAATATTGTGGGGAACTGTTTGAAACTGCGAACCCGCGAAAAGAGACATGTTCAGATAAATGCAGAAAGGCATATTCGAGAAAAAATAGAACGCAATCGAAAGTGAAAACGTGATTAATGGGATTGATGAAAGAGTTATTTCAAAAGAAATTGAAACTTGTATAATGATTAACACTTATATAATTACAATTATATATTAGTATGATGTACTACATGTGCTCGTTGAGAAGATTTCTATCTTACCAGGACTGAGGCCTCTTCTCGGCGGGCACTGAATTACAGTGATTCTACTTTCACAATGCGTCCCATGAGTTCATCCGCGTATGACGCTGATATTCTCATTTCGTTTCGTAGAAACTCCCTGATTTCAGATGGGGGTTTATCCAGGCAATTGACCCGTTTTTTAATATCTTGTATAAATTGATCTTCTGTTACCACGTCCGTTATCATAACATCATACAGTTTGTCGTCGCGTTCGTATTCATCTGCTATTATGAGTACATTGACGACAAACCTAGTGTCATGAATAGGATCTATTACAATACCATGCATTTTTTATACCATATTTAAGAATAGCCGTTTTTATAGAAATCACCAAAAATAAAAATGCAGTATCAATGTATATGCTGTTTTCGGTATACTCTCAAAAACGACTACATATATTAGATATTGAATATAAATAGGATTATTCTAAAAATATACGTCTTTTGAAACCGTTTTTTGGCAAATCGTTGTGTTCTTTTGACATTAATTTTTTCAAATATTCAATACCTTCCTCAGTTTGGAAGTATGTATCTAAGAACATCTCGAAATCAGAACGTTCGTTTTTATGTGAGGCGGTGATCATATCTTTAGAATCTATTTTGCCTTTGAGTTCCGCGAGTGCAATTACTACAACCGATGAGTTTGACGGAAATTTAGATTTATTGGATTTCACTACGGATTGGAGCCATTCGTATAAATATGGTGGTAAAGAAACTGATGTTTTGATTACGTTCCCCGACGATTCTACTTCTTCTGTCATCGATACCGAATTAGAGAGGATTCTATATATAAGTTTCATGATACCTTTATAGTGGTATAAAGTATCCTTTCCACACCCATATAGTATTCTATTAGTGGTATAACTCAAACAAAAAGATAAGGTATTTATAATAGTATTACCTACTTAGTAGTAATCAGTAAGATTATTACTGATTAGGTAGTATCTAAATGGACAAAGATTTAACAGATATTCAAAACACAGAACTTGAAAGGCTTGTACCGGTGATGTACAAATCAGTAGCAGAAGCAAAACGGGATATCGTGAGAAGGGGGCTTGAATCCCTGCACATTGAAAAAGGCATCAAGCCGATATCTGTTAAAATTTGAGCTTAATGCTGTCTTATGAAGGGTTTGGATAAGTCTCTTTCTTCACCCAAAAAAGACTACCCCACAATCCCCCCCCTCCAGGTTCAAACCCGGAAGACAGCTTCACGATAAAACACCCCTGTTAACCTCCTACAGGGGTGTACCGCGTGCCGTAATCTCTGAGACAGACAAAAAAATCGTCCTTTGTGCATAGAGGTCTGCGGGGTGAAATTCCCCGGTACGGCGATTATACCTCAAACACCTGGGTAGGCGTCTTGCATACCGCGCCTATCTACAAATTGCCGTAATATATCAACTGGCAGACCACTTCTGCAAAGTCGTGTGATGAAGGTTCGAATCCTTCTTACGGCATCCGGGACAACCCGGACACATAACAAAAAAACACGTAGGATGAGTCGTAAAAACGGATCTTTGTTTCTACCAGAAAAACGAGCCTTGCAGAGGTGTAAGGCAACCGGATCAGTTCTCAGCGTACGTTTGCCCTGGCGGTGCCGGGGCCAGTATACTCCTATGGTGTAGCGGGCAATCATCAAGAGCTTTGGACTCTTGGTCTCAGGTTCGAATCCTGATAGGAGTTTGAAAAACGGTTTTTTTAAAATAAGATGGTGATAAAAATTGAATGAAAGAATAATTGATTTTGAACTATGGAGCACAAAAAAAGGGTACTCCATGGAAGATGTACCAGAGATAATCTCAAGAATCTCTGAAGTTATCGAGATTGAGAAGATAAAAACAGGCGAACAAACTGTTAATCTTAATTTGCTTCGAAAGAAAACACCAGATCCTGTTTTTATAGGAGTAGTTTTCCATCTTGGGAAGCGTACTGACATTGCTAATTTTTACTATACAGATTATGAATGGATGCAGTATCCAATTTCGAGGGGTTTGAATGTCTGAGAATGAGCGTCTAATTATAGCTCTCGAATCCATTGCGAGATCGTTGAAGATCATCGCTGAAAAACCTGTTCCTGGGATTACTCTTGAAGTTACCCCCGACCTTATGACTGCACAAGAAGCTATGGAGGCTCTGAAATGACCGGATTCGGGCAAGTGGCTATGGTTGATGCTCTGATGGCTGCTGATGAAAGTATAGTTCAGAGAACTTGTAATTACTGCCAGAAGTCTTTCGTGGCGGTTGAAGGGGATCTGGAAAGATTGTGCCCTGTGTGTAGGAGGAAATAAGAATGAGTATAGAATCAGATTTTCAGACATTATATGCAACTATTGCATCGAGGAACGAGGCAATCAGAGAACTTCATGATAAAGTTATGGTTCTTGAGAAGGAAATTGAAGCCATTGCCGAGCCTTATGAGAAGATTATAACTGAGACTCAGGAAAAGATAAAATCGGAAGTTCTGGCAAGTGGAAAATCCTTTAAGTGTAATTCTGGAAAGGCTACTTTTAAGAAAGAATATGAAAGGCATTCATGGGATGATAAAGCTCTGATGGGGTACGCTGCTGTTCATCCTGTTGTTGAACAGTTTAGGAAGACTACTGTGATTCCTGCAAGTGTTTCGATTACGATAGGTGATTTGTAATGCAAGACAAAGCCGGGGAATTAAATACACGCAAGAAAACCACAGAACTACCCGGGATGAAGCTTCCTATCGTGTATCCCTCTGAAATGATAGGATATTTTATGAGATTTAAACAGTGGACGGCTGATAACAATGTGATTCCGGAAGGAAGTGAAGTTGTACTTTTGGGAGAGAGTGAACAGGGTTTTAGAGTGGCTATCCCAAAGGCACATATCAGCTTTGACATTAAGAAAGATTATGCGGAGGTGGTTCAAGCGTGACCCCTGATCAAACATGTGCTACAGCCGTGATTCTAGCAGTGTTGTATCTATTTGCTGCTAATTATTTTTTATATGTCAAAAGAGACCTGCCGGAGATGAAGAAATGAGTGAATCCCACAGTCAAAAATTCGAGGCCAATCGAAGAAAAGTACTCGGGGATATCACTCTGGAAGAAATTAATCTCCCTTTCCATTTTAATTTTTCTATGATGGGGGCTTATTAATGATCCCTGTAACCTCTGTAAAGAAATTTCAGAACCTCCTTCTGAAGTCCATTGATGTACGTGAAAATGCATTATTTCCGGAAAACCCTCTTTTTGAGCTTCCCCTTGACATTCGCGCTCAGGAGATCACACAGAAAGAGCAGATTCTTTTGAAATGTCTTCTTCAACAGTTTAACAAATTGTTTGTTATTGAAAGCATTTGTAATTCGTGTGCGAAGAAGGCTGATTGTAATTCAGAGAATGATAATATCGGGGAGTGTATGGAGTTTCAGAAGGTGGCTTGATGAGAGGAACTTATCTTCTAATCATCGGACTACTCTTTCTTTTTTTATTGACACTGTGGAGAGGAATATAATGGCTACGGACAATCAATATAGCCGTTCTATCCTTGCCTGTGATCCCCGGATAAGAGGGACTGCAATCTGTCACATTGAAGGGAAATGCTCTGGGTGTATTTTTGCACATCGGTATGAACATCCAGACGAACAGATTATCTATTTTGAGAAGGTGGTTTGATGGTTGTTAGTGTTGCTCTCCTGCGTTTTTGGTATCCTGAGGCAATTGAACGTATCAAAAATGTGATGGAGGCAGATCATGAAACTCACTCCTGAAGAACGTGCACGGTGGGACGAATTCAAACGTAGGCATGTTCACCCAATTGACCGCACTGAACGTGCTGAGAGGATTATCAATAGGAGCCGAGAAGGTGCCACATGTAAACAGTTGAGAGATGAAATTGAAGGGGCATGGGAGTTCATAGCTGAGGTTAGGTGCAAAGGTAGACGAGTGGGGGCTTATTAATGCCTCCTAAAAAAACAATTCAGTCATATATTGATGAAATAAGGGAACTTCATGAAGCACTTAAGGAATACCCCGATAATGAAACTATTCAATCAAAATTAAATACAAGAGTGGGTTCCTGGGCGAAACTCGTAAACATAACCATTTTTGCAGCATCCAATGAGCAATTACCTTGGAAACAAGAAGATTTAGGCTATCCAGTTAGGCCAATGCTCTTAAAAGAAAAATCAGGAATTCAGCAGGTAGGCGATTATCAAGCTTATTATCGAGGCCCTGGTTTTGCCGGGTGGGTTGGTATTCTCGCGGAACGGAAGGGTGGAAAAGGAAAGGGTTGCGAAGATCTCTATTCTACTCTAATGGGTGCGGAAAACTGTGCGAGGTTTTACCGGGAAATTGACCGCTTCCGAGAGGACCCGCGCTTCTCTCAGATGGTTGTTATCGCGGAATGCACACTTAACGATTTCCTTCTGTATTCTCCGGCTTTTACTGGGAAAGAACGCAATATCAATCATATAGGGGCCAATGTGGAGGCTCGCAGAGGTAAGATAGCTTCTCTTTATACGAGAGGAGTTCCTGTGCTTTTTGCGGGTACGAGGAAAAACGCCATAGAGCTTTACAAGAGCTTAATTAGGCAGTGGATAAGGCAGAACTATTCTTCAATTTTAAAACTTGATGTAGAACCTTATAATGACGTTTCTGAGCTTCTCAAGAAGAAGGCCCGTTTAGAAGTCGAATATCAAGCCGTGTGTGGGGCTCTCCGGGTGACCGTATGATTGCCCGAAAATTATGCCCATATCAAGGGACTTCCAAACATTACATCGAAATTGAGATGTCGTTAGATTCTCTTGATTGCCCGGTCTGTGGAAAGCATATTCTCGTATCACATTGTCTCCGTGAGAAACAATATGGCAGCAGGAAGACGCATGGGGTTTCATTGCATATCCCACGCGGAGAGAGCCGACAGTTTAAGGAGAAGATTGTTGAGTATGTGAGGGGGCACGCCGGTAAGAGTGTTGTGGATGTGGCCAGGGCGTTTGGTTGTTCACATGGGAAAATGTGGTATATTTTGAAGGGGATGCCGGATGAGATCGTTATTGAAAAGAGAGGGAGACGGTGTTTTGTGGGGGTGCGATGAATGCAAGATGAAAATCAACCTAAACGTAGAGGAAGACCCAAGAAAAATACAGGGCGGGAGACTCAGCATATATTGTACATGGACCCTGAGTTATGGATAGCCGCGGGGGATCTTCCAGAATCAAGACAAGATATTGCTAGAGAGGCTTTCTTAAACAAAATTGCCTATTATCACTCAGATCTTCCTAAACTTAAATGGCAGTTAGAAGAGATTCGAGCGAGAATTCAGTCAGATTTGGCAAAAGAAGCCGTCATTTTGAGAAGAATAGAACAGCTCGAAGCTAAGGCCGTTATTGAAGTTAACGATGTAAAGAAAGCTGAAGCTCAAATAAACGTAGTCGTGAAAGAAACACTTACAATGTGCAAGGCTTTCAAAAAAGATATGGGTTTTTTACAATACACTAAACTTTCTGATCTTTCCGGGGTTGATGCTGCAAAGATAGAAGTTTTCCTGAAGGATTCAAAATTCAGGCCCTCTGAGGAAGCAGTGAGAGTTTTTTACAGCAGGTGAGTGTATGGATTACGATATGCTGAAGGAGAAACTTAAAATATTTTTTAGTAGGGGGTTATACGTAAATAAAGGGAAAAATCATAAAGATTTAGCACCAAAACAATATTGGGATGATCTATTATATTTAAGTGAGATTTATCCTGATAAAAAAAGTTTGTATGTTGAATTTAGGCATATTGCATTGTATAATAAGGAAATTGCAGATCGTCTTTTAAATGCTCCTTCTGAATGGTTTGAGGCTGCAACTGAAGCAATATCCGAGATTGACTTACTAGATAAGAATCTCCCTGATGTTATAGTTAGAGTTACTGGACTCCCTCAGACTTCAGAAGTTAGTATATCTAAATTGAGAGATATTCACCTTGAAAAGTTTTTAGCGATCAGGTGCGTTATTTCAAAGGCATCTGAAGTAAGACCAGCATTTAAACAGTCTGCACATGTTTGTATGATTTGTGGGCATGTAAACAAGATAATGCAGTTGGATGACGTTGACTCTTTAATTGAACCGTATGAGTGTGAAAACACTACATGTGGGAATAAAAAACACTTTAAAATTAAAGAAGATGAGTCCGTTAAATATGATCATCAATATGTTAAGATTCAGGAGCCTATTGAGAATCTAAGAGGGAAACTCCCTGAATTTCTTAATGTATCGTGTTCTTATGATATTGCCGGGGCTACTACTCCAGGAGATAAAGTAATAATAACTGGGATCTTGAAAGGCCGACTTAAACTTATAGGTACTCAGAAAAGCAAATATCAGGACTTTACATTCATTGCTAATTCTATCGAGAAATCTGATTCTGATTATGAAAATATTGAGATTTCAAAAGAAGAAGCTGATTTATTTCAACAGTGGGCATCGGAAGGAGTACTGAAAGCTAAAATCCTCCGATCTATAGCTCCTTCTATTTTTGGACTTGAAGACGTTAAACTTGGTCTTGCTCTTCAGATGGTGGGTGGGATGGCTATAGACCTTCCAGATGGGACCAGGAAAAGAGGAGATATCCATATGATGTTAGTAGGTGATCCGGGGGTAGCAAAGAGTCAATTACTCGCGTTTGTAGCTAAATATTCCCCTCGTGCCGTAGAATTCTCAGGGAGGTCCACTTCGGAGGCCGGTTTAACAGGTGGAGCTGTTAAAGACGAGATGGACGGCAAATGGTGGATTCAGCCGGGCGCCTTAACACTAGCGGATGGTGGTATATGTTGTGCCGATGAGCTTGATAAAATGAAGCAGGGGCAATTAGGTTCAATCCATGAAGCATTAGAGCAACAGATAGTACATATTAACAAAGTTGTGAAAGCTGACCTTTTTACCCGGACTGCCTTTTTAGGGGCTGCAAATCCTAAGTATGGGCGGTATGACAAATATACACCAATTGCTGAACAGATCACACATGGAGACGCTTTTATTTCGAGGATGGACCTACTTTTTATCTTACGGGACACTCCGAACCCTGATACTGATAGGAAGCTCGCTAAACATATTTTAGGGGCCTTACGTGGCAAAAAGGAAATTATTGAACCAGAAATAGACCTTGAACTTTTAAGAAAATGTATTGCTTATATTCGAACTCATGTTTTCCCGGTGCTTACCGATGAAGCCGAGGAAATGATAATAGACTTTTTTGTAGGTACAAGAGGGGCTGCAGGTGGGAGAACTGATACAATCCCTATAACAGCTCGTACACTGGAAGCTGCTTACAGGCTTGCAACTGCGCACGCCAGATTAAGATTATCTGATATGATTGAAGAAGAAGACGCGAAGGCAGCAGTTGAAATATTTTATAATAATCTTAAAAATGTTGGAATAGACCCGGAAACCGGTGAACTTGACGCGAATGTACTTGCCTGTGGGACTTCTATGAGTCAATCTAGGAAGATTCGAAAGATAGTCAATATAATAAAATCAATTTCTGATAAAGATACAACTAGAGATAAATCTGTAAGAAGGGAGGAAATCATAGAGAAATGTCTTAACGAAGGGATTAAGGAACCTGAAGAATTACTTCGGAAAATGAAAGAGAGAGGAGATATACTGTGTTCCCAGGAGGGATATTATAAGGTAATCTGAAAAACTCATCTTTCTATATCGCTTTCGAATTAATAATATTACTATGTAGTACTATTATTAATTCTTTTTAGATTAGATAGATACTGTTTTTGTACTTAATTTTTTTCTTTATTAAGTTAAACTGAATTTTTAATAGTATATACTAGTATTAATTACAAATCGATAACTGGAGGCAATAAATCATGAGAAATGGATGTGTTTTTGAACCTGATTATAACTCTACAAAATGTACAAAATACAATATTATGTGTCATGGTAGTGAATCTTCAAAAAGAAAATGTCCTGAATGGGGTCAAGTAATTGCATATGAAGAGTATCTTGCTAAAAAGTTAGAACTTGAAGCCAATCAAAATTTCAATATTTAATTCTTTTTTTTGAGGTTTTACTATGATAAATAGACTAATTCACAAATACGATGGGTACAGCAATGACGAAGAACAACTACTCATAGAGGCAACTTTGATAGAAGACCAGTTAATTACAGCAGGTGCAGAAGGGGGTAAAGACTACACTATTCTTGACTGCTTCAAACTAGCTTCTGAGCAGATGAAAACAAATGTGATAAAAGAACTCACAAATGAGGTTAAAAAGTTGTAAGAGGCCACATGCAGACAACTTTCCCCCTAAAAGAAAAAACGCACAAACAAAAATATGACTTGTATATCCCAACTTTTGTCTATGTAGGTAACGCAGCAGGTCCGATAAATCCAGAGGCTCAACAATGACACTCTATAAAGACCAATATCCAAGCCCAAACTCCTATAATTTCGGCTCTGCAATCAAACATACCTCTCCCTGTCAAGATCCATATTGGAGAGGTCAACCTATTCGGCAGGGTGGGATGAGAGGGGACATTGAGCATGATGAGAACGTAGACGATGAGGAGGAATAACCTATACCACTGGGAACACAAGTAAAAATAAAAGTTTTTGGCAAAGATGGCAAATGTAACAAGATTATCTTAAGATGTATAAGACCATTTTTCGGGAAACCTAGTATCTTATACGAAGGAAGCAGGTATAAAGTTCAAGGAAATGGCTCTGACGATCCATGGTGTATTTATTTGAGGTAATCAATGTTAGAGCTCTTAATCCCACTCCCTAACATTCTCGCTCAATTCGCCTGCACATTTAATCAAGCATTTTACGCGAATGTTCTGTACTGTATCGGATATCCTCCTTTCATGTATCGAAATTGGAAACGCGGTGATAATATGCAGCTTGGGTATTTTTCTTTTTTATGGGCGTTGTCTGTTTTCGGAGTAGTTGCTTATTTGATGGGGTGGGATTTACCCGGGATATTAATGAGGGCAATTCAATGAAAAAATCAACACACTATGAAATTGTGGGATGCAATCATAGATTCACCTGCGATGAAGAAAAACACTGTTCAACTTGTGAATTAACGCGGACAGATCCGGAGTGTATGGATAGTATTGCAGTCGGTGAGAGAGCTTATATTTATGTGAAAGTTGAGAAGTAATGAATTTTCATTTATATTTCTAAACACTAAAAATATATCTCGACAAAACTCGACAATCCCAGACAGGACTAAACAATGTCAGCCGTTAACAAAATCAATAAATATAACCTTGAACCGAGGGTAAGAGAACTTAATGAAAAAGGGGTATCATTAAGAGACATTGCCGACACTTTAACGACAGAGACCGGACACAAAATAAGCAAAGATTCAGTATTCTCTTTTTTGAAATCAGATGAAAAATACACGGCTGAAATTATTGAGAACAAAGTCCAGCTTAAAGCTAAAGTTGTGGAAGCTGAGATTTCCACAATTGAAGATAGAAAGACGGTAATTCGAGGGTTACTAGGACTCGCTCAGAGCGCAGAGAATGAGCATACTAGGGTATTAGCATTCAAAGAGGCGAATAATGCGCTTGACAGTCTTGATAAGAGGCTGGGGAAATTGACCGGGGATAAAGGGGTTACGATCAATAATATTAACGCTGTCAAGTTGGAAGAAGTTTCAACAGAACAACTTTTGAGGATGATAAATGCTACAAATTGAAGAACAATTTTCAAAGCGTGAAATTCTTCAAGAGTTGCTTAGGCGAAAAAAGGCGACAGAATCTTTAATTGAATTTACAAAGTTTACCAAACCGGATTATCTCGTAAACTGGCATCATAAATTAATTTGTGATGAAATAGACAATCTTCTCAATCGTGAATACGAATTACTAATCGTTTCAACTCCTCCTCGATTTGGGAAGTCTGAAATAGTTTCACGGAGACTCCCGGCTTATAAATTAGGGAAAGACCCTGATTCTAGTATTATAGCATGTTCTTATAGTGCAGACCTTTCCAGCCGAATGAATAGAGATGTACAACGTGTGGTGGATGACCCCATTTATTCTCTTATTTTCCCAGAAACCCGATTAAACTCTTCTAATGTCCGTACAACTGCACAAGGATCATACTTAAGAAACTCTGATATTTTTGAAATCGTGAATCACAAAGGGGTTTATAGGAGTTGTGGAATTGGAGGAGGGATAACTGGTATGGGTTTCGATGGGATAGGAATAATAGACGACCCCTTCAAGAACCGCGAAGAAGCTGAAAGTGCTACGATCAGAGAAAAAAATTTTGAATGGTATACAGATGTGTTCTTGACTCGGCGGGAAGATAACGCTCCCGTACTAATAACAGCTACTCGTTGGCACGAAGAAGATCTTATTGGAAAGGTAATCGATATTTCAGAGAATGAATTAGGAACTGATAAATGTAAGATAATAACACTCCCTGCCCTCTCTGAAGAAGTGATACCTGAATATGATCAAAGGACTGCTCCAAATCAGTCGTTATGGGTAAAAAAATTCCCTGAAGAAGTTCTTTACAAAATAAAAAATACACTTCCTGTTTATTCATGGTTATCTCTCTATCAGCAAAGACCTTCAGCAGCAGCAGGTAACCTCGTAAAAAAAGAACAATTCAAATACTGCACACTCCAAAACAATATCCTCGATCTCGGGGATAAACAGTATTTACTCCCACAATGCAGGATCTTCCAGACATGTGACCCCGCCGCCTCAACGAAAACGAGCGCAGACTATTTTGTCCTGGCAACCTGGGCGCAAACTCCACAAAATGAACTCGCACTCATCGACTTGATACGAACTCGATTAGAAACTCCCGATCAGGTCCCCCTTTTCAAACAGCAATACCTCAGATGGCATCCTGTTTTTCAAGCTGTAGAAAAGACAGGGTTAGGTATTTCTTTATATCAAACTCTGATAAGAGAAGGGCTTCCCGTTCAAAAGGTCGATGCCGATACAGATAAGGTAACTCGTTTTATTCCGGCAGCTACCCGGATAGCCGCAGGAGTTGTCTATTTCCTTGCGGGGGCTCCCTGGCTGAATGATTATGAAGCGGAGTTATTAGGCTTTCCTAATGCGGCTCACGATGATATGGTAGACGTGACAAGTACGGCTACAGCAATTGTAATTAATCAACCTTTCCAACAGCAGGCTTATGAAACATCATTTATGGGTGCATTTTCAGCAGGTGGAATGAGAATTTAATTTTTTTCAAAGTCCAATCACCCAAACACTTAAATATATTGGGTGCACTGTATATACTACAGGTGACATATGATGACAACCGAAAACACTAATTTTGCACTGAAGAATGAGAACGTTGAAAACTGGAAACCCGCCCAATTTTGGGAAGCCGACCCCATGCAGAATAGTCAGAGCATTTGCAGAATAATGCTTTATGTTGACTGGAAAAAGAAAACTGCCATCGTTGAAACTCAGATGAAAACAAATTCCACTGACGGAGCTGTCTGGAATGGGCTTGCGTCTGAATTTACGATTCCAGAAGATACAGACTTTGAAGAGTTTGCAGATTATTACAAAGAAAAAATCCAACCTCTTCTCCAGGACATCGGTGCCAAATTCGACTTATTCTGGGACGGTTCAAACTGGAAAGGCAGATTCAGTTTTGAAAACGATGATGCTTATGGCGAATGGTCAAAGATTGAAAATGCCATTATCGAAGCCCCAAAACATGACAAATATTATTACTTCGATGTAAGAGATGGGTTCCAGAGATATTCTGATATAATAGATCTCCTTGGATATTCAAACATCAATTTCATGGATTCAGATCTCGACAATGACACAGTTCTTGATAATATAATAGAAACCCTTGAGAGCGAAGACGTTGTGTATGTGAATCACTCAAGAGCCGACTATAAGACCGAGCTTAAGCTTATGCAGGAAACCCTCAAAGATGAAGCCGAATAGGAAAACTAATTCCTATTTTTGGCAACTGGGGATATCGAATGACTTCAAAAATAATATTTTCAGGAATTAAACATACAGTCGTTAAGTCATTTTCAGATATATCGAAGACAGAAAAATATGAAGGAAAACTTCAAGCGGGCAGCATAACAAGCAAACTAACGCAAGGGCTTAAAATAGATGTTCTTGTTTTGAAAAGCTTGTTCTTTCTTACTACTGAAGATTCTTTCACAGTCAATGAGGACAATATCCGGCAAGGAACGCGGAGATGTTTTTCAGAACTTAAACCAATATTCCAAAAAAAAGGCAGGCTTCCAGTTCACGCGGATTTTTTTAGAGAAATAAAAGAAGGTGATACAATAATTATTATCCTGCACGAAGTGTAATTATTTAATTTTCTTTTATATCTTTTTTACAATCAGTCTAATATATGCAACTCCCAAAACTATCATCTCTTTTTTCTACTTCTCCTAAACTCTCATCTGCTAATCCACCCACAGATAAAACCTCAACCGCAGTCGGAGCAAGTGCAGCCGAACCCATAGAATCGCATTTCCTCAATCACGAGCACCTTCTAAAATGGATTCATGAAACTAAACACAAGCTCCCTCATGCGACTCCTAAACTCCGGCAAGAAGCGTTTGAAGCAGATCCGCTCTTAAGCGGTACAATTTATCCCTACCTGAAAAATACTCTTCTACAAGGCTTCACGGTCCAGACAAAGGACAATAAACTCTATTCTCAGGCAATCGAGGAAATAACAGACTGGTTAGAATCCATTCAACTGATGCAGGTTTTTAGGGATGATTACAAGGATTTCGGTATTCTTGTAGGTCACTCTTACCGTCGAATGGATAAAGACCAAGCCGGTAAAATATCCCGCTTAGAAAAGTTAGAACCTTCTACCATGGAAGTCTTTTCTGATCCATGGGATAGCTCAATAATAGCATACCATCAACGTGCCATGGTAAAAACGTCCTGGTCTACCATGGGAACTACTATGGATGTAGATTCCTGGTTTATTCCTTTTGGGAGTACCATGGATACATACGGGACGTACATAGATCAGAGGGAAACAGGAAATAACGAAGCTGTAAAAGCTCTTTTTGAGAAATATAAAACTGATTATAATATCACAGATGTCAATAATCTAAGAATCGCAGCCGCAGAACGTATTCTGGCAATGCATAATACTGATGTCAAGCAGGATCATAATTATTATTATGATGAGGAGTATAAAACAGATCATGCGCCGATGGATAGTATTATTTTAGCGATATGGTTGAAAAGGCTTCTCTTAGTTAATGCGCCTAATCTCATTTATGCGATTCTCAGTCCTTTTATCCATGTTAAAAATGGCATGATCCAAATCGGCAAGGACATGACTGGAAACCCTGTTTTTATTACGTCAGTCCCTAGAAAACCTGCGGAAGGATCGTTTAATTACGCGGCAGAAATCGCAAACTATAACGCTTATATTGCCTCAATGCAGACTCTTTCTGATAATGTCACAAAGAGCATGAAGTCCGGAGGGTCCTTAACGACTGCTCCTGACATTACTCTTGAGCCTGTTGAAAGTGCTAAATCAGTATCAGATTCCTTTATACAAATGTTAATCGACCAACTTAATAAAGAAATAGGGCAGGCTCTAGGTTTCCCGATGTCGCTTATTGATGCGACAGGCACTGAACTAGCCTCTTCACGAAATATCCTGCAAATATTCAATTCAGTACATGCAGGCGAAAGGACAGAATACGAAGCGGCAGCAGACAGATTAATAAAATTAATGTTTGCTGAAAGAGAATGGAAAGGCACAGACGGGGCATATAAATTTGAAGATATTAAAGCTCATTTCGTTCTGGATACTCCAGATACAAAAGATCTTCTTAACGAAGCTCAGGTCGCTAAAACTTACGCGGAAACACTGACAAACATCAAAGCTGTAGGAGCTTCTAAGGAAGACGTTCAGGCATTGGGTGAGGAGTATGGTTATGGTCTATTAGAATTAGCTAACTACGAGGCGCAGGAAAAGCCGCAGGAAACTATCACAGAAGACGAGGCAAAACAGGTTAATGCTATTTTGAAATCGCTCATCTACGGGGCAATGACTGAGCAGGGGGTAATCTCTGCTTCCCCTACCGATCCAAGCGGATTTAAGGAAAAAGAACTTGTAAAAAAGTTACAGGATGCATATAAAACAGGGAAGAATACAATAGAAACCGTTTTTGAGGAAGATTAATTCCTCTTTTTCCAGCAGATACAAAAAAACTCATCTGCTACTCTATGTCTAAAGTAAGCAGAATTCTTATTCCAACAGAAGAACCTTTTTGTTCTTGATTTGCAGTTGTTACAAAACTCAGTTCGTACAGGAAGAACCATTTTAAACCACCACTGGGGTAGGACAAGGAGCATAAGCCCCTTTTCCATGTACTCTTAACATTTCCTGTTCTCTCTGCCAGCTCTGTGCGATTTGTCTTTCTTCAGCACCTGTAAGCCGGAACTGTTCTAAGAGAGTATAAACTTCGTGTATATCCTTCGGGTTTGCATTCTTAAGTGTTTTCTGGATTTTATCCCATTTGCTCATTCTGCCTTTTCTGCTTATCATTTGACTCAACCTCTTCCTAGTACCTTAGTATATAGTAATTAGTTTTCAAGTATTTAAAACTTGTGTAAATATTACTATTATTACAAGTGTATTTTAACCATGAAACCGAAAACAAGAAATTAATTTTATTTAGTGTAAAAATTAGTAGTTATTACACATAGTTTTATATATGAGTTCTGCGTATTAGAATATAGAAGTAAGATAAAAGGACGTGACAAAAAGATGCTAGGAATAAACCCAAAACACGAATATCCTTTCAAAGTTGTTTACTCGATGAATGGCGTTACGACTAACAGCAAAGTTTTCAAGACAGAATCTGGAGCAGAAAGTTTCTATGATTGGGTATATAATCACGGAGGGGATGCAAAGAGAATGTGGGGTGAACACCTTCTCTGTTAATCAATTTTTTGAGGTATTAAATGAAAGTCGGTGAAAGACAGCAACAAGGACGCACAGTAAATGAAAAACAATGCAAGCCTAGGGAAATATGCCCTGCGTGTAAAAAACATTATTTACAGCCTTATAGAGTCTATGATAACAGTACTAAAACTTGGGTAAAGAAGGGTAAAGTGTGCCCGAATGAGAATTGTACTTTCAGCAGGAAAGATTAAAGGAGCAAATAACATGAGTTTATATAATTTACTTTTTGGAAAAAACCCAAACACAGATATCGTTTTAGCAATTCTGGAACTCAAAGAGAACGATGTTCAGAGATATAGAGACTGTGGATTTTCAGATGATGGTATTTACATCTATACGAGAACAGGAGGAGGAAATCGGGAAGATTATCCCAATGAGAACCTCATAAACAGTCCTTATTATATATCCGATGAAGACGACGAATTCGATTGCACTTATGCAACGTACTACTTTAAAATTCCTGAAGAGATAAAAGCTGATGTTGAGAACTTTAAGAATTTTAAAGAAGAAGGAATTACTGCTAAGTTTATACAGTGGGTTTCAAAGACGTTAGAACGTCCTGAAACTGGAAATGATAAAAGATCACGAGTGTGGAAAACACAAAACGAATTAGTAAAAAAATCCACACAAACTTTTGTATGCGAAACAAATGGACATACAATAGTCCCACTAGATGACCGTAGTCTCGAAACTTATCTAAAATTAATGGAAGAAGTTGGAGGCAGCCAGTTAAGTTATAGTGTTGTGCCTTACAAAATTCTTGTAGAAGAAAACGTTCCACGTTGGTATCTAGAAGACGCTGAAAATATCAATACTGAAATGTGTAGAGTTAAAGTTTCATTTCCTAGAAAATGGGAAATTGATTATCAAATGTGGGACAGATGGCAGAAGAAATTTGGAGAAAAATATCCAGCGGCTATAAAGACTATAAATGAATATGTGAAACAATAATTTTTAATTTTCCTTTTTTAAACTCCCTATCCTTTTTTTATCAATGCCTCTCAATCTTACCATATTCAAGAAGTCCCTCAAAAAAGCCTTTTCTCAAATTGAATCCTCTCAAGCCGAAGCCCTCTCGCAAGAAATATCAATCAATTACATAGCAGGACGGACAGCAGGTGAAAAACATCAATCTACTATCCCAGTACAAACCCTCCCAGCTAAAAGTATCCCAGCTAAACAACTCCCAGCCGTTAAGTCGGCTGAAGATCAAGAGGAAGACGGTCTCACAGATGAAGAAAAAGCAGAACTCGCTATCCTCTTAGCTCTCTTTTTAGGTAATATTAAGAAGTTCAATACCACAGCCCAAACTCAGATATTGACAAAAGTTAAAGAGATGTCCGAAGCTGGCAGTTCCAAAGAAGAAATCCAAAAATACGTCCAGGATGTTTTTGAGGGAAAGGAAAACATTGTAATTGATAATGGCGGTAAGAAAAAGAAAGAACTCTATGTAGACAAAGATCTCAAAATATCGGAACGTTCTAAAACCATTTCTAAGCCGTTTTATGCGAGTGTCTTAACCTACTCTACACTCCTTGCCGAGATCGCCTCACACAGAGCCTATGAAGAAGGCCGCAAACAGGCGTACATTAAGAACCATTCTCAATGGGTCTTTGTAGGGCCTGCCGATGAAATCGCGCGCCCACATCATGTCTGTCTCTTGGGCCAGGTCTTCACCTGGAATACTCTCCAGAGTAATTATGCTGAGAAAGTGCTCCAAGAACCCCGGTGCAGACATCGAGCCGAGATATACAAGGGAGATGGGACAGATACAGACGCGAAAGAGTGGCAGAGATTAAAAGATTCAGTCGGGCTTTATTGGGACCAGGACTCTCAAAAATGGGATATAAAAGTTTAATGAGGATTAATTATGATATTCAAACTAAAATCAGGCACAGTAACAAGAATTCCACATCTAAAAGGCAAATCCGAAGAAGAAGCAGACTCTTTTCTCGAGAAAGCCGGAAAACCAGAAGGCTACAACATGCGCTTAATCGGGGAAGATTGGTATCTTGACCAGATCGCAGAATATAAAGATGAAGTAGATGATTCCTATAACACGACTATTACGGGATACTCATTAAGTACTCTATCTCAATATGCATGGATAGTTATTAAAACAGTTGAGGCTATTGAACCGGAATATTATCAAGATTTAAAAGATTGGTGCAACCCGCAAGCTTATTTCTTTATTGGTAACTGGAAGGATATAAGGATAGCTTTTGAGCATCTGACTAAATTAAATTAATTTTCCTTTTTTATCTTACTCTCCATCTCTTTAATATGCGCTCCGAAGTTCTTCTCCAGATCCTTTCCCTCACAATAGTCCTCTTATTATTACTCCGGGGGTCTTAAAATTGTGCATGAATTGTTATCCTACTCTCGCAGAAATCGCCGCACAAAAAGAGGAATTAAGAAAATCAAAAGAATTCACAATCGAGCGATGTATTTCTTGTAAAAACTTTCAACCCGATTGGGAGGGGCTTGTTGGTTATTGTGAGGTGAAAAAATTATGGGTTTGTGGGGTGGCGATTTGTAGTGTTGGGAAATGGGTAAAAAAAGATTAATTAGTTATCCTCTTCAATTATAAGAGGGGAGTTTCATTTACAGTCTCCGTATCATGTTTTTTAATAGTTACTTGCATGTAATTTATTTCAGGTGCTCTATACCCTTCCTCTACTTCATCGAATGACTCACTTTCCAATAAAAATGAAATCGCTCTATATTCATGATCTACCCAAGTTCTAACTACTCTTACGTCCTCAGGTAAATCTAATGAAAATATTTGAATATTGCCTATTTTTATGTGCATTTATTATCATTCCTGTACTATAACCTCACATCTATTACAATCTTCAAAGGATATTCCCCATATTCTATTAATTTCATTTACATTCATACCGTACCCTTCCAATTCATCGTTTAGTACACAACAACCCGCTTCGAGTCTATAGTTTTTACATGAAGTACATTTCATATTAATTGCTCCTTTCTCTTCTCTAATTCATCAATTTTCGTACTGTACATTAACGTCTCGCAGAATCGTTTTTCCTCTTCATAAAGAAGTACTGCAAGTCTTCTTCTGAAAAATTCAACTCCATTTCTCTTTTGCCTCTTAAAATTTCTTAATAAAACTCTCATGAATTATCGTAGTAATCCCTTTTCCAACGTCTAATCTATATCTCTCAGTGGGTATTACACCAATCACAGTTCCAATAAAATAACCTCCAACAAGTTCATTGTAATAATCGTTTGTCTGAACTGTATCGAGTATTTCAAATTTCATTTCCATTCATCCTCCTCTTCATTATACCAAAGTCCTTCATGGTATGCAGTTTTATACATCTCTCTGATCTCGTTAAATAATTTATCAGACCTCGCTTCTAACCATGTTATCTTTTTATCGATCTGCGTCAATAATTCGTTTTTTCTTTTGAGGTCGGTATTGAATTTTGTTATATCCATTTATCCCATCTCCTTAATCATCTCATTGTATAGTGTTTTTTACAGTACGGGCATTGCATTTTTCTTCACTTCCAAACAGTTTCTTTAAAATCTACAGTCAATACCTGATAAACCCTTGAAACCCTCCTATAATCATTACAATCGTTCGGATATTCAAAGAAGCAACCATCACAAGATGTAAACTCTTTAGTTTCAAATGATAGACAACCGGAGCGTTGTTTTTTCATATCGTAAGGCTCTAATCCAAGACATTCACATTCAGGGCATTTTATTATACAGCCTCCTGTTTTTGTGAAATCTTTTCTTCCTTCGTCTGTCATGTCGAATATATAACCACAGTGAAGACATTCAAATATTTCATACATTTTAATCACCTTCCACTATCTTAAACCCAAGAATCTCACTCATAAACTGTAACCCTTCTTCGGAAACATGATAATAAACAGAAGGATCTCCTACATGGAAAGTAGCCAGCCCACATTCTACAAGTGATTCCCATTCGTCATTTTTCCCATAAGTACAGAAATAATTCCTATAAGCCGTGTACTTCCCGCGTTTTGGTTTAGCTTTTGTCTGATCGAGACCGAGAGCGTGTTTCATGTTGTCGAGTTGTTTTACTGTTATGGTTTCGTATTTGGATTTCATTTTAGTCAAGCCCCTCAACAACTTCTCCATTTTTCACAATCACATAAGCTGGCTTCCCTATTGCCTTCGCATACTCTGCATGACTCTCATAATTACATGCTGCCAGTTTTTCAAGTTCAACAGGGAGGCGAGTTTCATTTCGGTTACATGCTTCTGCACATTGTTCAAATACTTCGCATACATCACAGGCGTTAACCATTTTACTCAAGCTCCTTCTTCTTTATGATTACAAAAACTTCATGTTTAGGAGTTTATCATCCGTTCCCATATCTCATTTCGTTTCTCATCTGTCAACAGCACAGGCTCCGCGTTATCATTTATATCTGTTCTCGCTCTGTGTTTATCTCTAAATTCATAACACTCTATACTATCAGTTATACAGTTGCAATCTTCGCACATGTATTTTTTAGTCTTGTTTCTACAACCAATCTGCATTAAAACACCTCCGAACCATACATTTTTATTGGTTTCCATCCGCAACACCAATCTGATTCTAGATTGGGAGTGTCTGATAACGAATCAGTGCAATATCCTAAACAAGATCCTTCGGTAAGTGGTTTCCACGATTTACAGTTTTTGCATTGTTGGCCCATTTTATTTCATCTCCTCAAGCTCATTCTGTGAGTTTTATAATATACAGTAAATCCATCTCTTCCTTTTCTCTAAAATCTTCACACTCTGATTCATCATGTTCTCGTGGGCAATCTTTACATATATATATATATAGCCGTTTACGTTATAACATCCTTTTATTTCTGCCATGATAGCTGTGAATCCTTTCATGGTTTTATTCCCCTTCCTCAATGAATACAAAAATCAATGCAGCAAGACCTCCTTGACCAAATTCAGAAAGTTCATCTCCTATTTTTATCATTTTTTCTTACTCTCCCAATGAATGCAGTATTGCCCTACAGAAGCTCCCGTTTTCCAGAACCTGCAATATTTTTTATCTGTACCCAACATTCGACATTTTTTACAATGATAAAATCCAAATTGCCTTTCTATTTGCCATAAATAATTAGAGATAGTTTTCATTTTATTCACTTTCCTTCTTTTTCTCCTTTAATTTCCAATCCATCATTCCACACTATTTTCCCATCCTTTACCAAATCCCGGGTAGCAGTAACCGCAACGTCCCAAGGAATATTAAAATGATCGGCTATATCTAAACTGTCAGGGAGTTCTTTATTCTCTTTTATATATTCATAAATACGATTTTTGTATTTATCAGCACGTTCTTTTATTACTCTATCAGCTTGATCCTTTTCGTATTTGGATTTCATTTTTATTCCCCTTTTTCAAGTTCCACAATCCTCTCTTTTAATTTCTTGTTTTCTTCTTCGAGTGCAGGCACTCTTTCAGCCTGCACTATCGCGTAATCTATCGCATCCCCCATTGTGATTTTTTCAAGGGGGTTTTCTAATTGCATTTTACTCTTGAAGTTACTTAGACTGGCCCTTGTTTCAGGGCGGCCGTCTGCTATTTTTACTTTACCTTCTTGCATTTTCCCTCACCGTTATTCTTTTTTCTCAAATTTAGTACACTGGCAACTATACGGATGTACTAATGTATGCTTTTCTGGTACTACAACACACTGACCATGATACCCATTATCTAGCAGTTTATAAAATTTACAATTTTTACATTCCATTTATTTTCTCTCCTTCTTATCTTGTCTTAAGTCCGTTTTATTTATACTCTATACAATAATACACGCGAGTAGTATAAATAGCTAACTACTAAAACTACCAAAAGGGAGTCACGCCTTATACATATAGATTATGGGAACAAACTTATTCATAGGTAATATAAGAATGAAAACAAGATTTAAAATGGTATTATTACTGTCAGTAATTGGGCAAGTTTTGATTCTGTGCACCATTAAATAAAAAGGTATTAATAAAAACTAACATTAAAAAAAGATAATCAAGTGGAGCATTCCTCGGATTTTAACTTATTGTATTCTTCTTTAGTATAATAACATTTATAATTATATTTCTCTTTTAGTATCTTCTCAAAATAGTCTTCCCAATGCTCTCTATTTTGATTTGTCTTTCCATGGCATTGTTCACACAGTGGAACTAACAGAACTCTTGAACTGTCACAGCAAGCGTTTTTATTGTAATTTACATGATGAACGGCTAACCTCTTTTTATTTTCTGCTTGAGGTTTGCCACATAAAAAACATTTTTCTCCAAAGAAAGTCCTGACCCTTCTTCTCAGATCGGCGTTAAATTTTTGACAGTATATACCGTTTTTGATACCGCCTTTCCAATTTGGACTCATCCATCCAAAAGTTTTCCACCAATTCTTTTCAATTGTATTTTTAAGTGCAATTTTTCTACATTTTTCACTACAATATTTCCTCCTCTCCTCTGCAAAGGAGGTATTTATATAATATATGGTTCCGCATACCCCACACTCAACTGAATGACATTTTAAAGGTTTTCTATTCGATTCTCTATCTCTAGTTTCCTTTGGTAAATCAAGAAAAGATATTCTCCCAGATTCGCACATATGTAAAAGGTATCTGTCCATGCATTTCACTGAGCAGAAAGTCATCTCTTTGTATGTTGATTCTTCTAACACTTCTTCCCCGCAACAGTGACATAATTTCATTTTTTAAGCCTCTTTATTCCTCTTAACTCTCTCTTCTTCTTCCCATCTCTCAACCCATTTATACAGAGTAGATGTAGGCACTTGCATAACCCTAGCGATCTGAGCAGTTTTCAGCCCTTGATTTTTCCACTTAAGATATTCTTTCTTGTCAGGCTGTCTCTCAGGTCTGCCTATGGTTTTACCTTCCGCTCTTGCTCTCTCAATACCTATCTTTGTTCGTTCAACGAGGGAATTCCTTTCGAGTTCTGCAAACCAACTAAACAGAGCAGAGAATATATTTCGTATTCCGGGGATGTCTGTTATCTGCGTCCATGCTTCATTTTTAGAGAGCGACATTATCATAGTGCCGTATGATTCAATCTCTATGAATAGCTGCAAGGACTCTCCTGATGTTCTCCCAAGTCTCGATATTTCAAAGACATATAATTTATCTACTTCTCCGTTTTTCACACGTTCAAAGACTTGTTTAAACCCTTTCCGTTTCTTTGCAGGTGTTAAGCTGGAAACTCCTTCATCATCATAGATGTTTTTAGGCTCTAACCCAATCTCACGCAATTTACGCAGTTGGTTTGAAATATTCTGTTCTTCTCTGGATGTTCTGGCATATCCCAAAGACACTTTGTTTTTTTCTTCAATTCCCATAAATGTATTTATGGTGACAATACTATTTAAACATGTCTCATACGTTTATGGTGACAACAAACGGACGTTTATAAGAACATACTACACTTCGTATAATTGAAATTAGATATAAAAATAAAAAATGTATAATCTTAAAATGCGGTGATGTTTATAAAATTACAATAAATTAAACACATTAAATATAATACAAAATTAATATTAGAAACGCATAGGCACTTTTTAGTAGTGTCAATTGTTATCGTTTTTGAACTAAACAAATATGTTACTTTTTTAGACATATCTACGCAAAAATAAAAGTTAGAATTTATATCCATTTTTTTAAACGAAACTCGTTAAAATGGATAGTTTGGGGTGATAAATGTTTTTGAGAAGTTTAAAAAAAAAGAGTATTATTTAATAAAAACAAAAATCAACCCAAGTCCTATCCAGAATATCACAAACAAAACCCAAAACTCCTTCAATTCAAACAACTCATACAAAGCATAAAATAACTTCTGATAAGCATATTTTGTAGTTTTTGATAGAGTTGTTATAAATTCGTCTTCTGCTACCCCGGCTTCCGAGCACACCCTAATAACATCGGATCTGTTAAGCCCGGAGACTTTATAGAATCGAGCAATATCTAATTCTTCTTTATCTTTCCATTTTGAAAAACAACTATCAGGCATTTCATTTCCATCCATTTCTGAATTTCTTAGGTAACTTCTCTTTCTTTCTGTTATTTGTATCCGAGCGATAAGTCCACTTCTCAAAATCAATTGGATTACTTTCAGATATCATTTCGTTTATTTCCCATGCAATCATTGACCCCCTTAAAAAATCATATGCTTTAGATAATTCCCCTGCTTGTTTATACCTGTTAATTATATCTCTGAAATCCACTCCATAAGTGTTAGTGTATAGCTTGCATAAACTCAATACCTCGTGATATCGATACGGAGTAGTTTGAGACAGTTCTAAGACGTCAGGTATTAGTTCTTCATCGTTCATATCTCTTCAGCACCTCTCTTATTTTCTTCAACAATGCTTTGTAACACGGCATCTCACGTTTTCGTCTTTGACTCATCCACTACCAATTCCCATTCGCAATTTCCACCACCATCCACACATGACCACGGAGGCATGAAAGTCCAAGGGCTTACAAGTAATTTACACTGAAACCTGCAGGTATCAGGTGAATATTCCTTGCAGATATAAGTTGCATCTTCTCCTTTATGTTGTTCCTGAAGTTCCTTAATTGTTTCAGTCATAACAGAACAAGTGTCAGTTAATATTTCTGAAAATTGATTTGCAATGTTTTGAAGAAATTCTGTCTGTTCTTTTGTTAGTTTGTTGTTGGGGGTTAATTTAATAACGATGATCTCAATCCTCCTTAAACATCAATTCCAACCTCTTCTAACAATTCGGGATTTTCAAAACGGTTTCCTACAATTTCCATTTCGCACCATACATCAGGTATCATATAATTAAGATAATTTATACATTCAAAACAACACTCATCTTCGCTCCACCTCATGAGATAAGGGAATTTATGAGCAGTATGTTTGTAAGGATCATCATATTTCAGGAAGTCTCCTTCGCATATTATTATCCCATTTTTGTCTTTTTTCGTGGTTACATGCACTAACTCACAATCAGTATGTTCTTCACTTGATTTGACATAGACACACATATAATCTATTCCACCGTGTTCTATGGGATATTTAGAACCTTCGTAATGTGCAGGTATACACATTACCCAATTACATATCCATCTTTTTAGGTTTTTGTCCCAGGCTTTAAAAGAGATTTTATGGTTCATTATTTTACCTCATTAACTGATTCGACTTCATAATCAGGATATTGCACCCACACAGCCAACTTATCAGACAGATTAGCAAAACCATCCAACTGTGATAGTTTTCTTCCTTGCAGAAGATTATAAGCAATCATCTCAACTATATCTGAATCTGTATCAATATCATAAAACTGTTTTTTCCAGTCTTCGTCAGCTTGGTTAAAGACTTCTCTGTTGATTTTTATTCTTGCTTTAACGGTAAATTCAACATCAAACAGAAATTCTTCGGTCACGTCCTTACCTCACGATTAGCCCAATTAACTTCATACAAAAAAGTCCATTCCTTAACAGGCGGTTGATTTTTCGTCATCGCTTCCTCAACATTAGCCCAAAAATCATTTCCAGAGGTTATTCTTTTACGACTCATATCCATATCCCCTTTTGAAAAAAATTAATTAAATCCTGTGGAAAGAAACACTCTCCTTCCCACCAGGATAAATTATCCTCTTCCATTCATAATATTCCCCAATTTTAGCACTCCTGTATTTGTTTTTTGTAATATGTACCGAATATGACATGTCCTCATCGTCATTTTGCAACAGTACATAATAATGGCCGTTCGACTCGTGTTTTTCCGTGAGTTCCCCGGTATGTACTTGGACTATCTTTTTTGATTTACCATTGCCAGCACCGGGCTCTGGGTAGGCAAAAGAGATACTGCAAAGCAGAGCGATACAAAATAAACATAGTAGAATTTTAGTCAGTTTATTCATAATACCCTCATAATTTTAGTTCGTAATAATGGTTTTTCGTTTGAATCGTGATCAAAAAACCTTCGAATTCGTCCTCGCATTCAGAGATATCCTCAGAACACGAGTCATCTAAAAAACTTGCTTCCGGTATTGCTTCGGCCAGTATATCTGTCTTAATCTTATCCACGATTCCCTCAGTTTCAGCTGATAAATATATATATTCAGCAACAAGAGCAAGAAGGATGATTAAGAGCCATATTTTAGTAGTGAATAGTCGGTGTTTAGTCATTTTCTGATTTCCCATTCCTCAGAAAACAGTTCATTTACATTAATTCTCACAATTATATATTCTTCAATGAAATCACCAGTATCAAATTGAGTAATTAACATATTGATAACACCCTTGCCTAGAGAGTTTAAGTAATCCTGCTGACTAATTTTTTCATCTTTTGAATTTTTACCAGTGTACCCGATTATATTAAATTCGTTTATTTCATCAGAATTTAGAAACGGGAGTTTAGAGGTCGTAAGTTTCCCCATAACCGTTCTAATCCTGTAATATTCAGTTTCAATCATATCAGGGGTCAATTTGAATTGTCCTTCAGTCATTGTTCTTCGTTCACCTTCTTTTTCTTAAACTCAATTACTACCTTTTTACCTACTACCTTATAATCAGCAATTCCGTTATTTTCAAATTCAATTCCTTTGTCTTGTAATTGCTCTTTTATAGGGAACGGTAAAGGGCATATCACTCTGTTTTTTGTAATCCAATAAGTACGTTCCATTGACGGTAAATATGACGGTAAAATACTTAAATGTTTGTATGATGTTAAACTGTGAAAAACCAATCATAAGAAACCATAAGGATCTTACATATTATCTTCAAAAAATAAACCCAACAATCTCTCTCAATCTCATTTTTACTATATTTCTCTACTATATTCTACGCTAACCGAGAACAACAACAAACAAACTTTACAAGAGTCATGCCAACTTAAAGACAAGCTTTATTTTTTACTTACTGAAAACCCTTGCTTTTCTCCTTCTCGCTCAGTCGTCTTTTTCCCAACCATCCATAAGATTCTTACAATTTCTTACGAAAAAACTAATCGAATCTCATGCCTTCCAAATGGCTTCTTATCGAGCCGGAAAGTACCAGGGAAAAAGGTTTCTAACTTTGCAAAAGCTTCTTTCTTAGCTTGTCCTATATTTTGTCCCGCTTTAACCCGATATTCTTCGGGAACAACATTTCTCAGAATTGCATTGATCTTTCCTGAACCAAAAAAGGTAATTCCTTCTTCTTTAGCTTTTAGAGCTTCCTGAGCGAGAATTATGGCTCTATTGTCAGCTACACCTTCAGATGGTAGTATTATAGGCTCTGTGGGCTTCTGTGTGACTCCATTTTCTTCGATGGAGTCAATTCTTTCATTAATGAGGGAAATCTGCTGTGGTATTGTTACTTCGTCTTCTTCGGGTTCTTCGAGTCCGGTAATTTCTTCAAGTTTCGCGAGTCTCTGAATTGGACGAAGTTCAGACGCCAGGAGCATCGTATCAAACCATTCTTTCACTTCAGTTTGAATTTCAGGGTCCTGGACAAGAGCTTTCAAAAGAGACAGTTTCTCAGGTTTTGTCAAGAAATCGAGATTCATACGATCACCTGAGAAAGAGGGGCAGTCTTCAGTCCAGTACAGAAAAGTATATTAGTATAGATTACATAGTTTGTCATGTTCATTCAAAATCTCTCCTAACAAGGGGATCTTATGGGGCTCATGCCGGGCAGCTTGGGCCTCAATAATTCTTATTTTTTCATCAAAGCGATTCAATTTTTATCTTCTTTTCTATCTTATCATAGGTCATTTTCAATGATGCGTCTCTCGGCAGTTCTATCCTTTCGAAGAACTCAGGTTTAATGTATATAGTACCTGCTCCACGCTGTTTCTGTTTTCTAAGCGTTACTGTGTCAGTTATCTCAGTTTCGGTTTCAGTGTATGCCATGTTATCACTTTGTAGGTTTTGAGTATTATCTTATTTTATCTTGTATAAATAATAATCGACACAACACGGTCATACCATATATGCGCAAATGTATTTAAACATATAGGTACTTGTTGTACCACGGTGATGTAGTGTCAGCCTTTGAGAAAGTACGACTTAATATGATCCATTTTTCAATCATCATGATACCTATCCTACTATTATTTTTCACCGGATTAGCATCAGCAGGGACTGTACAATGCGGAGACCAAACATGGACAACAGATGGCGCAGCCGACCAAAAAGAAATCAATGAAGCAATCCGAGAAGGAGATACAGTTTATCTCTCTGGTGATTTTTGTATAAATGACCCTATCATTTTGGATTCTGACACAGTACTCGATGGGCAGGGACAAACAACAATTACACTTCCCGATAATGCAAATAGACTCTCTGGGAGTGAGTATAAACATGCTGCCACAAAGGGGTACGCAAAAACGATGATCCCGATGATCCGAGCAAATAACTGTAAAAATATTGAGATTATCGGGATACATTTTGACGGTAACGCGGGTGGGCAACCTGACTTAATCACGGGAAGGGGCTTCTATAATTTTATCATGCCGACAGGCTGTGATGGGATATCTGTTCACGATTGTTCAGGTGAAAATTCGTTAGGGGATTTCCTCAGACCTATAAAATGCACAAACATTAAATTTTATAATATTGAAGCTGAACGGCTTGGGCACGAAGCTCTTTTTGCTATACGTTCTTCAAATATTGAAATGTATGGCTGTAAAATCAATTGCAGAATAAACAATGCATTCAGAATTCGCGGTAGTGATAACGCTTACATCCATGACAATTACATTACCTGCACAGCGAGAGAGAGCGCGGGTCCAGGTGGGCAAGTTGACGTAATTGAAAAGCAGGAAATGGATGTAGAAATCTGCAATAATGTTTTTGTGAGCACAGGCGGGCCGGGGCTTTGGATTGTTGGAGATAATAATAATTATGATGAAGACCTGACGGATATAAAAATCCACCACAATGCGTTTTTAAGTACTGGATGGGACGGAAGAGACTGGCAGGGTGGGGTCTTGACTTCTGTAGTTCATAATGTTAATATTTATAATAATGTTTTTGACGGTTGTTCAAATGCGGGAGTAGTGACATACAAAGTCAAGGGGCTCCCTACGGGGCAGACAGGAGCAGACTTTGATATTACCGTGAAGGACAATATTATTACAAACTCGAAAAAGGGTCGCAATACAGGGTCTGGTGTGGGATATGGGCTTTCGAATACTCTTTCTCACTCGCATAATATAATTTCTGAAGGAAATGTCCTTTGGGAGAACGCAGGAGGAAATTATAATAAATGTTCAGGGAACGACTTAATTCAAGATCCTAAGATAGATCCTGCAAGTACGGGATGGCGTTGGACTGGATCTGGATGGGAATGTGATTATGTGTCGGCTGAGAAGACTGTATGGGATTCTCATGTTGAAGTGGACGAAAAGGTTGAGGGCATTGATTATGAGCCTGTTCCTGAGAGGGAATTTGACTCTATTTTTAGTATTTTAGATGTAGAATTTACTGATACCGGAGTTACAGGCCAAACAGCAGACAGTATAAATTATGAAGTTGAGAAGACTTCAAAAGGCAAAATCTACGGGGGAATCAAGTTAATCGGCTTCAAAGATGAAATTTTCATTGAGGGAGTACCTTATATTCCTTCTGAAGATGCTGTCATGGTCAAATATGAAGCTATTAAGTCACCTGATCTCATCGGATGGAGAGGAGGAGGTTCTAAAATTGAAAAGACCGTAGATGTTCATATTGAGAATGAGACAGCTTATGCAACACTGACGGTAAAAATGAAGTGGTACAATCTTGTTAAAGACCAAAAGACTGGAACATGGAAAAAAGGGAAAAAGCATACATCTGTAGCAGTGTTTAATGATTCAATTCCTGCTCCAAGTGTTCTCCCAAAAACTGAAAATATAACAGGGGTAATTCACGTTTACCCGACTTATTTTGCAGTAAAAGCTAATGGAACATCCCTCACGAAGATTACATATGAATATGATGGTAATTCATCAGTTCATAATTTAATGGTTGGAGAACGCAATAAAAACAATAACGGGGTAATTTATACCAACTTCACAACTTTAGATTATTGGGAAGGGGATATACCACATCAAGCAGATTGGATTAAGGAATTAGGGGTATTTGATGAAGATAAATTAGATGTAACTGTGAAGACCCCATACGAAGAGATAAAAATCAAAGATTGGAAAATAGTTAAACATGAGATGCCAGAAAAAACAACAGAATTGTGGGTAGACCCATTTTTAGGATTGTTAGGCGTGATCTTTCTTTATATGAAATATTATTGGGGCTGGTTTAAACGCCAATAATATATTTTTTTGTAGTTATGTTTGAGTAAACTACCAAATTACTCAAATAGATTTAAATACTTTTAGTGAGTTTTAGAGTTTAAAGGTGAACTCATGAAAAAAATACACAGTATTATTCTATCAGTATTGGTTATGTTGATGGTATGTGCTCTGCCGGTATCGGCAGGCGAGGATGAAGACGATTCCAGCAGTGGTTCAAGTGCGAAAATAGATTATCAGAAATGGTTTAGTCCTGCTGAATCTCTCAACGAAGTGGAGAAATCTCCAGCAGGAGCACCCCTAATGAAACTTACTAAGTTAGTTGTCGGAGGCGTGCTAATATACGGATTTTATAGAATAATAAAAGAATGGGCTAAAATGAAGTACGGGAATGGAGAATCCGCATCAGACGGTTATCTTGGGATGGGGCATGCTACTTTTGGGATGTTTGTCTTAGCTGCCTGTATAGCGTTTTACTTCTACTTTGCTTCATACAAATTCTGAGGTGAATTATGGGGGCGATCGCGTACGGTTTTAAATTAATAAGTCCTAAACAAATCTTGAAAGTTTGGGTTATATTTTACATCCTTTCATTTCTTTATGGGATGTACTTTCTAGCAAGAATACTGATAGGGTGATCTTATGAAGTATGTTCATATAATCACTTTAATACTCATTTTTGCTTTTTTTGTGACTCCCGTAAGCGCTGGGGCTATTGATGATGGTGCGGAGATGGTTGCAAAGGGGTTACTAGCCTATGAGCGAATGAAAGCCGAGAAACTATTAGAAGTAAATTACGGTGTTACATTAGCAAATACTGCTGACTTGGAAGACATGACTCCTTCTCAAAAATTAGTATATTCAATAGGAGCCGCGAAACAAAACCCTTTTACAATTCCTTGGGTAATGGATACATTTACTCACGATTTAATTTATTATTACATATTTAGTCTTTTGATTATTGTTCTATGTGTGGCTATGGACATAGCACAAGATAAATATCCTG